AGTTTAATCGTGTTTTTAAGGTTTGTACTACTTGTCTTTCGACAACTCTAAATTACCTACCAGACCGACCGTTTTTGAAGGACAAAAAATACTTCTGAAACTGGCTTTTGAATCGTGCGCCAGCAACCTCTAAAGTGGTTTGCGGCAAACCTCTCGAGCGATATGCAGCAAACCTCTCAAGTGGTTTGCTGCATTTGTTTGGACAGGCCCTACAGGCTATTGTGGAGGGGGTGCGCAGAAACGTAGTTTCCCATCATCATAAGAAGGGTTTTCTGGCCGCTCGTGTCGGACGAAAGAAAGTCCACAATCTCCTTGAAAAGTGAGCGCGAGCACTCGCGTTTCACACTGACCAGATAACCGCTGCCGAGCAGACTTTCCAGCTCACGGCGCACGGTGTGTTCGGGCATGAAGTCCTCGTATTCCACATAGGCCAGCACGCCATGGCGTGTGACGGTAAACATAATGCTGTGTCTTACTTCTCCAAAATAGCCGTCTATGGCCTTTCTTGCTTCGCGCTTTTTCATAGGTAGCCTCCTTTCTGCATGATGATGCGTGAAAAGAACTCGTATCCCTCGCGTGTGATGTAAGGTGTGTAGTATTTCACTCCGGAACCGGTGGCGCTGGAGTGTGCGGCCAGTATCAGTCCGCGCTTTGTGCTTTCTTCGGAAGGAGCGTTGTAACATTCGGGTGTGGAAAGCAGCCATCCTTCACGGCGAAGGAAGTCGAAAAGGCGTGCCGTGCGTACCACTATCCCGTTTTCACGGCTCATGGTGCGGGCCATCTGACGCACAAGCATGGCATCGCGGAAGCGGGTGCGGATTTCACTGACGGTGTAGCATGGGATGTCTTTTTTTGCGTAGAACGGATGTGTGGTAGTTTCGGGATTCTTGTTTACAGGCGTGACGGAACCGTTGTCGCCTGAAAGATAATTCTGTATCATCTGTTCAAGCCTTGATATGCGCTGCTCAAACTGGATTTGTGCAGTTCCTGCCGACAAGGTTTCTTCGCGTTCAAGACGGTATTTAAGGTAAGAAATACGGTCTTTTTTGTGCTGAAGCATGGAAATGGATTCGGAAAGCTCTTCTTCTATTTCTGTGAGGAGTCCGGAAAGATTGTCTACACTTCCATGAGTGTTTTCATTGCATGTGTAGTCGGTTTGCGTGGTTCCAGTGCTGAAATACTTGCTAATTTGATAATGAAATACTTGCCGATAAATCTCAAATACAGCTCTTACTTTACGCGCAATGAAAAATTCAAGACATGGCACGGTTAGGTAATAGTCGGAAGCAGGACGACCTCTTTTTGAATTTTCCGCATTTCTGCGTAAAATTTGATAATCAACTCCTTGAATGAATAAATCGCTTGTTGTAAGGGAGCGTACCGCTTCTTCTTTTCTGTTATACACAAGCATCCATACTTCATCAAGGTTTACCGGAAATTCCTTGTCAGATTTTGACAATTCCAAAATTGCATTGAAATAGCTGCGAATTTCATTATCGCTGCTTTGCTTTGTAAGAATTTGATTTGTTGCCATAATATTGAACGGTTTTGGCATTATAGAACAGAAAAACGGCTGTTCATGGCCCGTCGTTCAACATACACATAGGCAGTCGGGAGTGCATTAACAGTTCCCACGGGATTAAACAGCCGATATATCTATATTGTATATATAGCAATGTAAGCAAACAAAAAAAATGCCTGCTTTTGCAGACATCCGTCTGCCTATGTATTAATGTTGAACATTGCAAATATACAACAAATTTCACAAAATCAAGCGGAAAGGGAGAAATAATCATTCCTCCCTTTTAATTTCTTGGCAAATGTAACAATTTTAATTTGATTATCGCATTAAAATCGTACTTTTTCATAATCTATTGTTGTCATAAATATAGTGCATCCGCTTCATGATGGTTTCCCCAAGTTCGTTAAGGTTCATTTCTTCCACAAATTCCTCGGGAGAAAATTTGTATCCCATTCTTCGTGTCCTTACATATATAGCAATCATTTTATTTTCAGCTTCTATTAATGCAAGCTTAGCTTCATCTCTTAAATTGATTTTCTTCCAGCTTGTTCCATAAACTGAAAGGTCAAGTGGCACGGTCATCCTCAATCCAGGATTGGTAGGGTTTTCTACTGTTGCCCTGGTCATTCTGTCAAGCCACATTTCAGCAAGTCGGTCTTGCTGTCCTATGGTAAGGCTATTGAATTTTTTAAAGTCTATCAATTGCTTTGATTTGTCGAACAACTCACTTTCTGTTTTTTCTGTTATACCTCCCCATTTACGGTAAACGTAGTTGGCCCGATATACTTCTATCGGAGAATAAAGTTTGAAAAGTTTTTCTGCAGATAGTGATTTAGTGACCAATGTCTTGATTCGTATATTTATGCTTCCTGCATTGAAATCCATGTAAGACATTTCTACATCCAATTTCGGATTGTTCCCCATAATAGATTTCACAGATTCTATTTCATCTTTTGGGATATATCCTATTTTCAACCCATCCTGTGTATATGCCGCAATTGCGTTAGGGTCATATTTGTTTTCGGGTTCTTTTTGAAGAATAGCGGTTTCAAGACGCATTACTTTTTCGTCAAGCTCTTCATATTGTTTTTCATTCGTGTGATACTTTACTCCTACTATCCTGCTTTCATATATAGATAACTCAGGTTCTCCTTCTGATGGAATGTATATCTGCTCTTCATCTGGAATTGATGGCACTTCAGATGAGCTCCACGGCAAATATAGAACCATTTCCACGCATAGCATACTTCCATTCCGCTGTATATTTGTAATCTCCGGATGCGGAATATACATTTTTTTCTGTTCAAACAATTCATGTGAAAAGTGTATCATTCCGTCCCATAGTTCATTGTCGTAGAAATAGGCGTTTACTTCCTGGTCTCCATACCAGTAGGTAGCCGCTATTTTCCCGTCTTCATCTTCTGCGAACAATGCTATCAGGTCTTCTTCCCCTTCATTGTATTCGTTTATAAGGCACTCCAGTGCATCTTCATTGCTTGTACGAATACGATAGTTTACTTTTATTCTCTTCTCTTCCATAACTGTTAAGTTTAAAGTTCACAGCGAAAATAACTTTATTTTCCATTTTTGACAAACAAATACAAAAAATCCCCTTCGCAAAACCATGCGGAGGGGACGGGAAACGTCAGGCTTCGTATTCAGACATCACAGTGCAGAGCTCAAGCTGGCTCATGGATGGGCCGTAACGCTGCTGTATTTCCTGGAATAGCCGCTCGGAACAGTTTCGCTTGATACTGAGAAGAACGCTGGTGCCCAATAATCGTCGAATGGCTTCCGTTACATGGTGTTCGCTCAGATAATCTTCGTATTCAATGTAAATTAATGTATTGCCATGAACGCTGAATGTGCGGATGCTGTGTGGCACGCTTTCAAAATACAAGTCTATCACATGCTTGTACGTTTTAGTTTGAGGTTTCATTTTTATCCTCCTTTTTTGTTTTAAATAGTTTGCTTATTCGTGTTCTTCCTTCGTGCGTATAAAGGCAGAGCGGCTGCATTTGCAAATTTATCAAATTTAAACAAATATGCCCGACTTCGCAGCCGGGCACATCTGTCAATGCTTAAAAGCATACATTCCTGAAAACTCACTTCTTACCTTGCTCGAAAACATCGTAAACCACGGTGCCCGACTGGCAGAATCCTACCAGCCACGGTATGTATTCCACCCGGGGTTCGTCGTAAAACTCTTCATTCTCCAGGTCGAATCGTATTTCACGGCGGAAGTTCACGCAGAAGTTGATGCGCTCTTCCGGCTGAAGCATGGGAAGGTCCATATATCCGCGATGATAGTTGATGAAAGCGCGGAGGGTGTCGAAGAATGCGGCATACTTCTGGTCGTCGTCCTTGTAGAGCAGATGCACGGATAGGTCGAGGGCCACGTAACACTCTTTCACGTCTATCCCAATCAGTTTCTCACGTATCATTTTATCTATGGTGTCAAACCGTGACAGGTATATGGCTGCGGCATTTTTCTTTTTCCTGCTGAAAAGTGCCTTGATAAGTCTGCGCATTTTCATGGCGTAATATATTAAAATTGTTGCATCACACGCAAAATTAGCTAAAATTCGGTGGAAAATATAAAATCATTGACAATTATAAATTATTTTCCTTATATTTGCATTGTGTTTTAAAACTCTCACTTCACCCCTGTCCGTCTTTCCCTGAAGCGGGCGGGGGTCATCGTTTCTATCAGGGCTATTCTTCTTCGCCCCATTCGTCTTCTTCATCGTCGCCATCGTCTGCCGGCCGATCCATCATGCGGCGGGCTATGAGGGCTTTCATGCTCACCAGTCCGGTTCGAACCTCGGCTTCCTTGTCGTGCGTTTCTTCAGCAGTGCAGATTTCTTCGTCCACATGCCAGCGCACGCAGAACAGGGCGGGATGTCCGTCGTAGGCCGTCTGCATGGCGAATCCCCTGCGCTCCAGTTCCACCAGGTACGGAGGCAGCGGGTCGGGCATCTTCGGAATAGGCCATGCCTGGAAGTATTCACGGATGCGGCGCACGGTAAACACTTCGTCGGCATATTCCTCCCGCTCCACCGGCTTGTAGGTGTCGGTAAAGGCATCCACCAGCTGCATCAGCGCTTTTGGAGGCTGCAAGGCCGGGTCCTGATATTTCAGCTTCTTCTTGCTCATTCTTCATTCTTCATTCTTCATTATTAATTATTAAGCCGACATCGGCATCCCCACGCCTATCATGCGGCCCGATCCGTAATAACGCACACCGATAACCAACGTGTCGAATGCGTCGCTCAGGTCGGTACGGGTACTCAATTCGGCCTCGATGTCGTCCACTTCCTTCGATACTCGTGCCTTTTCCTGGCTCTTGTCTTTCTCGAAGCCGTTGCGTCCTTCCTTCACACGCGCGTTCTCCATGGAGGCAATCAGATACTCGTTGTTCTCCTTGTTGATGCGAAGGAACGGGCGCTGCGTGCCGGCAAAACATCCGTTCAGGAACTCATACTTCTTGTTGTGGCTCATGGGCCGTCCCATGGGTACTTCGATGACGTTCCATCCGTGACTGCGAAGCACTTTCTTCACAATGTTGTAGAAACGGGTTTCTTCATGGCGCTCGCTGGCGTAGGCGGCTCCCTGCTTGGCGGTGTCGTCGTAGTAGAAAATCACGTCGCGGCAGGTCAGGCGGTGCGGCTCGTAATACTTGCAGAACATCTTGCAAAGTCCCTCGATACGGGTGTTCTTTACGTTGGTCATGCTGTTGAGTATGCGCAGCACGCTGGTGTTGCTCCGGCTGTCGGTCTGCCCTATCACCAGGCAGTTGATGTGCGCGTTGTAGTCGAAAGCGATGCGAAGCGGTTCGCCGGGTTTTATGTCGGTGTCCAGGCAGCAGTCCTGTGCCTTGGAAAGCTCGTTCAGGTCGATGCTTTCCGACTCCACACGCAGGGTCCGGCCACCTTCGTAAATCTGTGTGATGGTGCGTTTCTTATATTTCTGAGCGGCTTCCAGCTGCTCTTCGTCGTTACTGAGGTAGCAGTGTACGTCTGGGTCGAAGTTGGCATAATATCCGTCGTTTATTTCCTCCTTCTCGACGTTACGGATGGAGATGTCGAACATGGTGGGGGTAAGTTCCTTCTGCATGGTGCGGATGAACTGTTCTCCCAGGATGTCGATGTTTTCTATGCTGGAAAAGGAGAAGTAGATGCTGGCTTGGCAGCGAAGCTTGTTCAGTTCTCGCTGGTATTTCGGTGCCTGCACGATGTCCGGACATACCTGTGCCTCTCGCAGCATTTCAGCAATCTTCCGGTTTATCTCCGGTGTCTGTTCGTCGCGGCGCTTACGAAGCCATGCCTGGCGCCTGGTGAGCGGCGCATCGCTCACGAACATAATGCTCTTGTAGTACGGATTCAGGTTTTCGTCGAATCCGGGATGGGTGGTGTTGATACCACGCAAACAGGGGAGTATCTCACCCTTTACCAATGCTTCCGGCTGGAATCTTGCTTCATCGGAATCAACGGTACAGGCATCCATACCGTTACTGGCTGCCTTCACCCCGGTAGAAATCATGTAGTACACGAATCCGTTCCAGAAATGGATGCAGTTTTCCCAGACTTTCGGCTTTACGATAGGTTCCTTGAAATTGCTTTTAGCTGGTGCGTGGCCCCTGAAATAATGAACGCCTTCTTTCAAACCCATCCGCTCCAAGGCAGCAAGTGTCTTGGGGACGGTCTTTGTAAAAAGCTGCTTGATGCTGTTCCCCAAGAAAAGACCGGTGCCACGCGGCATGGACTGGACGCATCCCAACATGTGAGGGGCTATCAGACCGTCGGTCTTTCCGGTACCACGACCGGCTTCCACGGTGGTGATACGGCACCGGTAGTTGTACACCGCGCGCTGCGCCGGATTCATGTAGATGTAGTTCACCGCAGCTTCCTGCTCTTCCATCTCCTGCACGCCCGACAATGCCGAGGCGTGACGCTGTGCCCGTCGGAGTGATTCCTCACGGGCGGATTCATAGTCGTTTCGTCGTGCCATGTTTATTCCTCCTCTTCCGGTTGTGTGAAACCGTCCCGGTTTACTTCATCGTATTCCTCGTCCGGATCGTTTTGTCCCTCGCTTACATATACGCCGTCGTCGTCTTCCACCATCTCCTGCCACTGGTCGAGCTTCACGCCGTATTTCTTTCTCAGGCGGCGCATTTCCTCGCTGTCGTGCCCGGTTTTGTTCGGGAATTTTTTCTTCACATCCGAGGTAATGACTACCGGCATACGTATCAGTTCGTCTCCCAGTTCCTCCGGTGTTTCCGGCTGATCCAGACGGTCAATCTTGGTGAGCAGGCTGGCACCGTTGTACACCGCTTTCATGTCGCCCGTATCGGCCCCGTTGCGCATCATCAGGTCGGCAGCGTGGCGCACCTTCATCGAGGAAATGTTTCGCTGTCCCTTGGCGTAGAACGACGAAATGAAGTCTATCACTTTCAGGTCGCCTCCCAACTGACTGTACGTTCGTTTCCACCGGTTGATGATGTACTGACGCAAATTCATGAACGGGTCCTCCTCAAAGCGCTTGTACGCATCCAGGCAGACTTCCACCCGTTTTTTCTGCTCGTCGGTAAAGGCCATGTTCTGCCACGGCACACCCGTTTCAAAGTGCTTCCGCAGCAGGTCGTAGAATCGTTGTGCTATATTACTTGCCATAGCTTGTGTTTCCGTGTTTGTGTTTATAAATCAGGGGAAATGTTTAACTGATTTCCCCTGATTCTTTAGATTTGTATCATTGCAAAATCTCCCAGTCTTCTGCGAATACATCCGCTATGGAAGGATTCCATGAGTCAGCACGACCGGTATTTTCATTGTAAATAAGACACTGGCACGTGTAATCAATGAATCCTTTTCCTTTCAGGATGATGTCTTTGGCGGATTGAGGGAGTGATTGCATTTTCGGTATTACATCGTTCCCAATGTGTGAAGGAACCTGCTTGACGACAAACAATCCTTTCCCATTCCATCCTTTTCTTCGGATACAAAGGCCAAACTTTAATGCTTCTATTGCTTCACCAAAACTGTATAAGGTATTACACTTCGTTTTGCTACCGTTTGCATATTCAATACGGTTATGTAAAGTTCCAAGATAGCTTCCCATAGCTTCTCTTTGAAGGTGCATAAGAAAAGCTGGATAATCTTCTTTGATTACCTCACGGAATTTTTCTGAATCTACGAATGAGCTACACTTTTCATACTTTTCTGATAGCTCTTCGTCTTCAATCATCATTCTGTCAATGAAAGTTTCAACACATTTGTACCTTTTCTCAAATTCCACTTTTGGAATAAAACTGACGCATCCATTTGAATCTACCACCTTGTATCCTTCCACTCTCGGTTCCATCGTTTTGGGTATTGCATCCGTAGGAAGGTAAATATTACCACCTTTCAGAATAGCTTCTGTAGCCTGTACTTCTTCTGTTCTAATAAATTTCTTCATAATCTTCTTAATTTAATATTGTATAAATCTGAAAAACAACTATTTAACTTTTAATGTAAAAATAAGCACATCGAAACATGCTTATTTTTACATCATTCAATGAATATGTTCTTATGTTCTTCTGCCCGAAAAATCATAAAACCTTTTTCGTATGCTCCTTCATCCGAAACATCTCCGCCACATTCTCATACTCTTCCGGAGAAGTGGTAAGCGTGAACATCTGCATGGCGTTGCTTCGCTGGGTGTTCAAACTTCCCTGGATAACCAGACTGTGCGATTTACTCTTCACCGTGATACAGCGGAAACCCACATTGTCCTCACACACCACCAGCCGGCCCGACTTGATAAAATCACCCAACTGCGTGCGAATCTCCTGACGCTGGTTGAAGGTGGCTCCTGTGGATGCAGGCTGCGCTACCAGTATCATTTTGCTGACGTCAGCAATATGGTTCGACGGATTTGTAGGATCAGGCTTCACACGCGAAAGAATACGACGGATGGTTTGAATGAGCTTCACATCGAGCCGCACCATGACAATGCCCATTTCACCTCCGGAACAGTAACCGGACAGCGTGCCCAGGAGGTCGCACATGTCCCAGTCGGAGTAGCTGAAGAAGTTGGCAGCCGTATGCTTCTCGCTGCACTCGTCAATCATTCCTTCCAACTGCTTGTGGTAGCAGCAAGGCTCAATTATTCTCATTGTGCGCCTCCTTTCATCTGTCCTTCCGTCACGCTTTCAGTCGGGTCAACTTTCTTGCGCGGGGTTTCTGTAGCTTTTTTCGGCTCTTCTGCCGTTTTTGTACGGTTTACCGTGGTTCCTGCACGTTTTTCCTCATTTTCGGTACGCTTTTCGGCATTTTCTGTACACTTCACCGGATTTTCATCCGATTTCTTATCCTCTTGTTTTTCAGTAGAAGCAGACTTCGTTCCTGCCTGTTCGGAAGAGACCGGAGCATTTACACCGGGGATGAAGATGCCGGCTGCAGTAGCTACTTCTGCCGTTTTCTTAGGCAGGTTTTCGCCCCATTCCATCAGCTCCTCGATACGAAGGCGAAGCTGTTCCTTGTACTCCTCGGTAATCTTCACGTCGCTGCGGTTGATGTATTTCTTGTTTCCGTCCACACGGGCCTTGCGGCATACTTCCTGCTGGCGTACATCCTTCATGGCCTCTATCTCGGCACGGGTAAAGTCGCCAGGGCGTTTCATGCTGTCGGCTGTGGAAGTTTCCGGCTCGGTGTAGGTACCGTTAAGGGCTGCATCCACATTGGTCCAGAACGCCCTGATTTTCTGCTCGGAAGCGATGGCTTTCTGTGCCATGTCGGCACGTGCTTCGTCGCTTACATTGGGATTTTCGGCCATTACCTCCAGCGTGCCGCGATACTCGGCCAGTTCCAGGTACATGGCGGAAAGTTCTTTCTCTCCCTTGTCGCGGAGAGATTTCGGCAGCTTATCCTTATAGAGTGCAAATTCTTTCGGTCTGCGTCCGTCCACTTCCTGCTCTTCGTACTGGCGTGCAGTCATGTTTCCTTCTTCATCGGGCGCACCGTCATCAGGAACAATCGCTTTGTAACGAACGGCGCCAACCGGACCGCGAGTGGCTTTCTTGGCCAGTCCGGATTTCTTCCGTACTTCCTGCAGGAACAGGTTCATCTTGTTGAGTGCACGGCGGGCTTCATAGCGCTGTACGTCGCGAAGAAAGTCTTTTGCCCTCACAATGGCCGACACCAGACGGCATCCTTCGTCGAAATCCTTCACGGGCACTTTCATCCAGCATTCGGCCAGCGCCAGCAGTTCCGGAAAAGTTTCATCTGTCCATCGTTTCACCCGGTCCAGATAATCTTTCTTTTCTTCCTCGTTCATGGTTCTGTAGTCTTTTAAGTATTCTTTTTCTGTAATCATAACCTTTGTTTTTCAATTACTTTACCCCAAAAGTAGGGAAAACCTATTTGCTGTTGAAGGACACAAAAAAGTCCGGCACCGATTAGCAAGTGCCGGACTTCTATCCACATTTTCGTCAGTTTAATATCCTTGAAGCGAACGGGTTATTAACCTCCTCCTTCTTCATCTTCCTCTGCTTCTGATCTCAGAGTAAGAACTCCTGCCCAGGTAGTCAGGGAGTAGCGGTTCGGGTTGCTGGTCACTGTTACTGCATGACCGCTGTCTGAATCAGGAGTGGTACCACTGTCGTAGTTGTTGTTCACTTCTGTTCCGAAAGTAGGATCGTACACCACATAGTAACCTCCTGCAGGGTTTTCCGCAAAGAAAATAGCGTCACCACGGTTCTTCAGGATGCGGAGCACATGGGCTGCGTTTTTAACGTCCTTGTCGATGGTAAACATCAGCTGTACGTTATATCCCTTTGCACCTTCGTTACCTGTTGAAGAAATCTGACCGCTCTGTTTCTTGATACGGAACTTCCACGCTCCTTTACCAGGAGAAAAAGCAAAAGAAGCTTCAGTAAATGCAGCTTTAGATGCTTCATATTGAGGCTTTGCCGTAAGGTCTTCCGGATAAGCGACATAAATCTGATTACCGATACCGGCAAACTGTTCTTCACAACCGGCAGCAGCCTGACCAATATCCATTAATTCACATGCCATTTCTGCCATAGTCTCTCATGTTTTATAGTTTGTGTAATAGTTATCCCAACTCCGATTTGATAGTCAGAGTTCCGTCCCAGGTAGTCAGGGAGTAGCGGTTCGGGTTGCTGGTAACAGTTACTGCATGACCGCTATCAGAATCCGGAGTAGTTCCACTGTCGTAGTTGTTGTTAACTTCCGTACCGAAAGTAGGGTCGTACACTACGTAATAACCTCCTGACGGGTTTTCTGCAAAGAAAATAGCGTCACCACGGTTTTTCAGGATGCGGAGCACATGAGCTGCGTTTTTCACGTCCTTGTCGATGGTAAACATCAGCTGTACGTTGTATCCTTTTGCCCCTTCGTTACCTGTTGAAGAAATCTGACCGCTCTGTTTCTTGATACGGAACTTCCACGCTCCTTTACCAGGAGAAAAAGCAAAAGAAGCTTCAGTAAATGCAGCTTTAGATGCTTCATATTGAGGCTTTGCCGTAAGGTCTTCCGGATAAGCGACATAAATCTGATTACCGATACCGGCAAACTGTTCTTCACAACCGGCAGCAGCCTGACCAACATCCATTAATTCACATGCCATATCTGCCATAATAGTCTGGTTTTAAAAGTTTGTGTTTGTGTTGTGAAGGCTGCCAAACTTGGCAGCCTGTTTTATCTCAGCGAGCGGGTTATTATTCGCCTTCCTGTTCGAAGATGGCCTGAAGGTAGGTCGGGTATCCGTTGTAAACGATGTCACGCGGAGAGATTGTTGCACCGTCGCTCCATGCCTTGAACCTGTATCCAGATTCAGCAGCAGGAGTCAGTTTCACGGTTTCGTCTTTCGTATATACATCCTTTTGCGGAGACAGCGTTACCTTACCCCATTCTTCGTTGTTTGAAGTAACGGTCAGGGTATTCTTCTGGTAGTCACCGTTCAGCTGTTCAATCTGTTCGATAGTACCGTCGCTCACACAGAACTTGGATGGTGCGATGTCCAGAATACGTGCGCCTACGGTAGACTGTACCTGGAAAATCAGCACGTTCAAGTCGTTCGGATCGTGACTCATCATCACCGAGTTCCAGTCGCTTGCACGGTCAAGACCGAACTGCAGGTTTTCAGGGAGAGTAGCAATCATACGATTACCCTTACCAATAATACCGTCGGTTACAATCTTGATGTTTTCCATTCCCACGAATGAGAATCCTTCACCGCCTGCACTTGTAGTCTGCAATCCGGTAAACTTACGCATGTAGCTGTGAGTAATGAGTCGCTTCTGCTTCGGCGACATGTAAACGATTACTTCCTGAGCGTTACGCAACAACGGATGCCATCCTTCCACCCATTCTACAAATGCGTCGAAGTGTTCTCCATCCTGAGTTTCAGGACCTTCGTTAATCGGGTCGCAAGCCACAAGGTTTCCTTCCTTGGAAGAAATCTTACCCTGATTAATAAGGTTGTTAATGATAGTCCAGTAACCGTTGTACAGACTGAGCGGGTCGTCTTCTCCCAATTCAATGTTACCGAAGAACAGGTTGCTCAGGTTATCGCCGGCAAACTGCTTACCAATCTGACGAAGGATAAATTCTGTGACCGGTGCATTGTAGGTTCCGTTTGAACCCAGGATGCTGAACGGCTGTTTTTCGCGGAAGTTCTGAAGGTTTTCGTAGTAACGTGACCAAATCTGGTTCATCACCAGTTTGCTTTCGTCCATGAAACCAAGGGTTGACTTCAGCGTAGAACCTTCCTTGTAACGGCGGGCTTCACCACCCTTACGACGGAAAATGATTTGAGTCTGTGCGTATTCAATATCTTCGATAACCTTGATGCGAAGTTTGTTGAACACTGCCATGTTATCGAGAACCGGGCTTTCGATGATGTCCGGAGCAAGAATGTCTTTTACGTGCGATACATTCTCTTCACTGAGTGCGTATAACTTTGTAGCCATATTGTTTGTGTCTGGTTTAGTTTTTGTGTTGTGTTCTTATCTCTTATCGTGCTTTGCTGATTTCAACATCACGCTTGCGGCGGGCTTCAGCTTTCTCGGCCCAGCTCATGTTTTCACCGCATACGCTCTGCACATGGAACTGTCCGCTTTCCTGACCTCCGTTGTTGTCTTTCGGCGGGTCCTGCGGAGTAGGTTCCAGTTGTGCTGTTTCGCTCAGTTCCTTGATTTCCGCATCTTTCTGTTCGATGCTCTTCTGAGCTTCATTCAGCTTCGCAGTCATGTGTTCCGATTCCTTCTTATGAGCGTCCTTCAATGAAGAAACCTCTTTTTCGTGTTCCGCTTTCAGGTTGGCCAGTGCTTCCGCATGGTCTTTCTTCATCTGTTCGATGGTTGCGTTAAGCTGTTCTACTTCCGTGAGTTTTGCAGCCAGCGTAGATTCCGTCTGTTTAGCTTTCATGACGAACTCTTCTACATTGTCCGCCATGGTTTCCACCATGTAGAAACCGCCGTTTTCTTCGACTACCAGGGAGTTTACCTTTGCAGCCGACTGAATAAATGGATAGCTTTTTGCCATAGTTGCTTGTTTTTGAGTTTGTGATTCTGTTTTATCTGATGCCGGCTGCTCCACAGAAGCCTGTTCCTGTGTTCCCGGCTGCTTTTCTTCCTTGATTCCTGATGGTTTGCTGTCTTCGCGTGAGGCTCCGGACGAATTTCCTTTCTGACTCTGACTCACTCCGGCCAGCTGCTGCACGCGGTTCACGCAGAACTTGAAGTCGCCATGACCGTCGACCATGGTACCCACCACATCGCCCGCATCGAAAGTTTTTCCGGTCATCTGGTCATCCGTCACTCTGGGACGGCGCTCGCGTACCATCTGCTGGAAATCGGCACAAAGCCGGTTCAGCTCTTCCTTGATGCCGTCATAGTTCCCCTCGGCCGCGTCGCGGTACTCCTTGTTCTTATAAGGAGATCCGTCGGCGTAAATCTCGGCGTACCGTTCCTGAGTCACGGTGTTCACATCGCCGTCCTTGTTAGTGAGCATCGCGCACATTGTACCGATACATCCCACCGTGTCGTGCGGATTGGTGAAATACACTTCGTCGCACAGAGCCATCAGCGCATAACCGGCACTGCAGGCCATCCCGTCGATGTGACCCACAATCTTCTTTCCTTTTGATCGGGCGTAGTTGAGGGCCATCTCATAGTCGTACTTCGCCATGCTGCTACCGCCCGGGCTGTCCATCTCGATAATAAATCCGATGGTATGCGCATCGTCAGAAGCACGCATGATGATGTCCTTGTGTTCCTTGCTTCCGTAGGAACACAGGTCGCCATTACGAAGAATGGGGCCCTGTACGTCGATAACCGAAATGATGCGGTCGTCTTCCCCTATATCGTTCCATCCGGTTACATCATCGTAATCTCCGATGTAAGTCTTTTCAGCATATCCGGTACGCGAAGAAAGGAAGTAAGGTCGGTCGGTCCGCTCGTCCGGCTTCTCGTAAGGACGGTGTGAGGCAATGTTGTCAAGAATCGTTCTCCGGTAAGCATGCAGAGACTCCGGGTAAAAGTCCCAGAATCGCGTAGACATGATTTCGTGAAATGCTCTTGTTGCCATTTTCGTTTGATAATTAATTGATTACATCACGAAATTACGCACGCGAAATGCGGTAATGAAGGACACAAAAAATGACTAAATGCGTGAATTACAGAAATATGCGGATGCTCAAACGGATTTTCTCTGCAAATAAAAACCTGCTAAGAATGAGCATGTTGTAAAACACACGGAGTTTGTGCGAAAAAAAGAAATTTGCGGCGGACGCAAAGAAATTGAAGAATGTCACAAAGAAGATAATGAAGATTTACCTGCATGACGAAAGAAAAACGCGCACAAAAAGAAAGGCCCAAAGAAAAAATGCCGCCCCACACACGTATGCAGGAACGGCATTCCAACGGAAAGAAAAAAGCAATATATATAATAAGGTGTAGATGTCAGACCACACGCTGTGCGCCGGTCACGTTGCGGATGGTGAGTGTGCACGAAATCACGCCGTCGTCTTCCTCATACTGAAATTCATAACCGTCGCTCACGGCACGCACAAACATTTCACCGTCGCCAAATGTTCTTACAATCAAATGGTTAGTGCTGTTTTTCAGCGTTTCAAGCTGTAAATAGGTTTCCTGCGTCACCATCTCTACCTCCCAACTCACCGTCACTTCGTAAGAATCGCCGGCCACGCTGGTTTCCGCGCTCTCCTTCAGGCTCCCCGATTTCGGTTTCATCTGAATGGAAATCTTACGGTCGCCCGACACAGAAAAATCAGGTTTATCACTTTTCTTCTCAATATTGAACGGGCGGGAAAACGTAACCGCGTCGTCCGGATAAGCTTCAATGCTGCCTATCAACTCGTAATAATTCTCGCTGCAATTCATTATTTATGTGTTGTTTTGTGGTTGAAAATGGCGACTGACAAAGTTACTGACAAATCGCACCAACTTTCTTCGTTTCTTTAACTTTTATTTATTGCTATTCATGTATAAATTTATGGCGTGTATATACAGATTCTTCCGGTTCTCGACTCAAGCTCTTCTTTTCTCACTTTGATGTCAGACTTCATTCTGGATTTGATTCTCCACCAATATCGCATCATGCTCTCAAATCTTTTCATGTCTATATCGTACAAAACAATGAAATCAGACATGACATCTTCGGAAGTAACATGTTCGCCCATTCTATTTGCCCGGAAAATACAGTCATCATGAAATCTGGCGAAATCATACCAGAACTCACGTTTCAATTCATTCCTTATCTTCTTACTTCCGTTGATATTCAGGTGAAAAAACTTATCCACTTTCACCTCACCGCTAAATTTGCAGACGCTTTCAGGCATTTCCAACTCCAGGTAATCTTCTTTCTCTTTTTCAGTCAACATTTTAAACTGAGCGGTAAATAATGATTTCTGAGGTTTCAAATGAAAGGCTACTTCATTATAGGAAAAATCTGTTATACCCGAAAAATCTGCATCTCTGAACAAGTGAGTCTTCATATATACACCCAGAAGGCTGTTCTGAGGAAACCTGACCGGAGTTCCATACTTTATTTCGAAGTATTTCTTATAATAATCACTCACTTTAAGGAAGCATGAGTGACGCTGCTCATTCATTGAATTTTTTGGCATAGTAGTAAGATAAAGTCTGTAAATCAATTAATCAACAGCAAGTTACGGACGATTCAACACCAATCGGAATTTCATTCAACAAAAAAAGGTTAAGCGACTGGGGCCTTATTTTGCGTGTTTTTCACTATTTTGCAAAGCTGTGCAATTTTCTTGCAAAACACTTCTCAATACTTATTTATTTAATTATCAATTATTTATAGTGTATAATAAATAATAAATAAATAGTTATTGCCGATTGTTCATTGATTTTGAAGTGAAGAAAACGTATTTTTTCGGTAAAGAACAGATTTCAGGCTGTCCGGCTTTTTCTCTTATGTCCATTGCGTAGCTCTCTCTGTTACACGGTGAAGTTGGATATAAAGGAAGTAGAACGAAATGGGAAAGGCGAGCTTTGTCGTCCCGCGTTCCGCAGGCCGACCTTTCCCTCCTTTCGTTCTTTCAGGTTTCCCTTCGGATTCCTTCCCCTTTTGGACGCTCACAGGAAGAAATGATTCGACTGATGTACACCCTTCTCTACCCTACAAAAAATTTTCATTTTAAAGATTTTGTAAACTCGTTTTTCGTGAAAAATCGGCAAAATATCAAAAAGTACAATACTTTTAATTGATTATCAGATAGTTATTCATTGCAAAAATTTCGCCAACGCTTCGCAAGCTTTGCAAAATTGCTTACAAATGATACTTAACTAACTGATTATCAAATTGCAAAATGTTTTGCAAAGGGTGTGTAAAACTTGTAATATTTGATACTGAATTGATTTTCTAAGCGATTTTCTCTTTGTGCCGGAACGATTTTCCCAAAAGTCTCGTGCCTACGCCACTCAAATGGCGTAACTACGCAGCAAAAGTGTCTATTAAGCGCGGTCGCAGTGGCGATACTACGCCAGTTTGGGATTTATGTAACTAAATACTTCTTTCGTTGACAGAAAGAAGGCGTAAAAGTGCAATTACATACACTCATACGCCTTCTTAAAAATGAATCAGATTGTGATTAATTATCGTTTTAATTCGACCAGTAGGGGGTATCACCAACATTTACTACAAATGTTACTCTAAGGTAATATTTTTACAGAAATATACATAAATTAAATCTATAAGCCTTGCAATTGAGTTTAAAGAGTTAATCTATGTATATGGAATTAAACTTTTAGAGGTCTGTATTCATTCATACCTAGAGCCATATTTGACTGGAATGAATATTCTCCCAGAAAATTTATATGTGACCAATTTAAAGGAGATATATGCTTCAGTAAATTCTTATCTATACCTCCTCCATATTCTCTTTTGTATTCTATAGATAAAACTTATTGTACAGGCTTCGTTTATGAAGGACTAAAAATCATCCTTCTTTCGTGTCTCCTTTCTTCTGGTTATATTCTTTGTTTATTGAGTCTTTGAAAAGTTCTGCTTCCTTTTCTTTCATGCGGCGTTTCATTTCTTCGAGTACAGCAGCTTCTACCAACTGCCGGTTTTTCTTGACGATGGCAGCCCGCTCATAATCTTCATCTTTCACAAACTGTTCGATTAGCCTGTTCTGTGCGTCGATGTAAACCGCGTCAATGGTGTGAGAGCTGTATTTTATGTAGTCGTCAATTTTGAGAACGGCGTGCTCCAGGTTGTCTATTTTCTTCTCGTTTCGGGTCATCCATCGCGATATGGACCGGTAAATCAGGAATAGCGCGGTGGAGTTTATGCAAACAAAAACGATGCTGATTATTAAGTCTGCGGTATTCATAATTAAAATTTGTTGTTCCCGTGCATGCGTGGACGGGTGCGGTTATACTTCATTTTTTGTTCGATGTGCCAGAGGAGGTCGAATCCTTTGATTTTGGACATGATAAATACTTCTTGTAAGATGTTTACAAAGAATTCGAGAGTGGTGATGTGCCATGGATTATAATTTCCGATAAATCTTGTCAGATCGTAGCACCATTCTGTAAAAGTCTTCTGGCTTTTGTATTTATATATTTCGTCTCTTATTTTAAGCGGAAATTTTACCCCTAAGAAACTCACTCCCAGCAAACCTGCCAGGTCAAGCATACGGATGCAGACATCGGAAAGTTCATCTTCCACACTATCTTTTATATACGCTTCAAAATCTTCCTGAAATCTTCTGACTCGGGTTTCTTCGCTAAATGGGATATTGTTTCCTTGCCATTCATTAAACTTTGCCACATCGGCTCGTTTCCCTTTCCTTTCGGCCTGCACAGCTTCCATCAGCTCGCTAATGACCAGGCAAAGGAAATGCTCGTCGCTCAAATCCTCGTCGTGCCAGCCGTGTTCTACGGCGTTCTGGTAGGCTTCATCTCTCAGTTTGTTCAGGTTTATCGCTTCAATTGTTTCCATCTATTACGTCTCCTTTCTTTAGTTTTCTTGCTTCTTTTTCATTTCTATAATACAGCGTGATAACACATGGCCGGCCATTCTTTTCGGCCACAGCCTGCACCTCGTATTTATTGGTACGTGCCCGGTAAAGTACGCTCACTATTCGCTTGATTGTGGTTGGCATAGGCTATTCTTCCTTTTGCAGTTTCTTCATCTCTTTTCTTATCTTTATACGTTTAATTATCTGATACCATTTCGTACTTCGTTCATTTATAATTAAGTTATATTTATTAAGTAAACGGTTTTCTCTCTCAATAGAAAACTTTAACTTGTTATTGAGATTTCTCACTTCATTTTTTGACTCCTCCAAGTTATGCTCAAGAGCGCATATTCTACCCTGATAATATTCTACCATTGATGATATATTCCCAAATTCCCTTGCTAGATAACCTACATAATCTTTATTAGGACCTATAAGATTTTCATAAGGCTTTTCAGCATCCTTCTTAATTTCTTCTTTTTCCTGCTCTCTAAATATTTTCAGGTTTGCCAACTCTTGTAACATCTGATTGTACTTTGAAAGCCGTATAGTTACTAATTCTGTTTCTCCTTCCATAATCTTTAGTCTTTAGATTTCCAATCATTGCATAAATAATGGATGTACGCCGTGTCAGAATAGAGCCTGCATTCACCCGAGTCTGAATCTTCCGATGGAAGGTAATGAAGGCACGTGCGGCATTCTCGCTCTTCCTTTTTGTAGTCCTTGCACCCGGGCAGGAAGAAACCTGTATCTTCCCCATTGTATTCATTCCCTACCCTGAACCTGAGAGGACGGACAAACTCGCAAAGCTGACTGTTTGGCTTTTGCTTCTCCCCTTCTTTCAGCGGGCGGAAATGGATGCAGTCGTCGCAGAAATTCACGGTGCGTAGTTTTTCTTCCCTTGCAATGGGTTTCTTCCGGTTGAGCCAGTTGCTTGTGTCGTTTAACGGGCAGGCTCCGCAGTAGTAATCGTCTTTGTAGTAAAGACAATATCCTTCACAGAACACTCCTTTGATTTCTTTCAGCAGACTGGCCTTTATCTTTTCGACGTTAGCATTTGGCATGATTCTATTAGGTATTTGTCTATTTCAAACCGGAGATAAAAGAATACGGTCCATTCCGGATGTTCTATATGCTCGGCGTATTTTACGTCATGGAATCCTTTTATATTCAGGTATCTTTTGAATATCTTGAATCCAGCTGACATTTCCTTGTATTCTATATTATAGTCATCCGGGCGCCATGGTGCGCACTGACTGAGTAACATCTCCCTATATTCTTTGGGACATTTCTTTATCTCTCTTATGGCTCCTTCCAGTAGTCGTTTTGCCACGATGTTGGTCTTTTTAATGCGAATAGATTTGAAATCTTCTGGTATGAATATCATGGCTTTTCCTCCTTTTTTCTGAAATGTTCAATTAGTTCCTGGACGGTGGCTTTGTGAGACCACATAGGGCTATTTATGACGCATTCATCGTAACTTATAAATTTCATCCAATCCCCTTTCTTTAAGGTTAAAAAGGATTCTGCATCAAAAATGAACCATTGGCCATAATCTGTGTCGTCACGTAATGATGCTATTGCCAAGAACAGGTTTTCATTGGTCCCGCAGTCAATAAATTTGATTTCATTTTGAAACATCTTGACATATTCGTGAATATATATCACAGCGTTAAATATTGGATTTCCACGAGGAAATTCCATCGCTACCAGCGTAGGAGCTTTCTCCAATAGTAGATTCATTGTCAATGGTATATATCCAAGTTCCTCCAGTTTCTTTCTTAGTTCCGGTGTGTTCTTCCGGATAAAACAAGGTTGTGTAAACATAGGCTGATTCTTATAGGTAGGTTAATGACTCTTTTATCCCATCATTCAAAGCTTTCTCGAATGTATCGGTATATCCGTCCATCTGTGATATGAGAGACAGATCCTCCATGTCGTACAGACGGTAGTACCATCCGTGTTTGTTGAGCTCGACAACGATGTGGATCTTTCCTTTTGTGCGGACCCATTTTTGAGCGGCGTATAGCGTGGGAGCCAGGTATTCGTACTGGGACCCGTTTTCACCCCTTATCAGGTCGCCAAACTTTCTTGAGGTGAATAACAATACAACCAGTTTTGATATGCCAGTTTCAGCCGATATGTAAACGGCCCGGCAGTTTTCTCTATATCCTTTGTCCTGAAGAAGTTTGGATACTTCAAAAGTGACAAAATCTTCATTTATCATATTATGTTCTGCTGACATAGTGCTATGCTTTTAATGGTTTTAAAAAGTTTCTTGTAAAGCCTAAATCCAGTCCTCTATCGTGGTAGAATTTCAATACTGCATCGTAGCTGTGCCGGGTATAGAAACCTATATCGTCAAGAGAATTGATTATTTCCAAAGCTGTGTATCTCCGGTAATCTTCAATCGTAAAGTAAGTATTTGGAGAGTATTTGGAACCACCGGAAAACTTAAAGTGAAGGCTACCTTCATGCTCCTGTACCTGAACTACCGGCCAACAGTAACTGTCCTTAAATTTAGGAATATCCTTCCATTTTAGCTTTGACTTCCGGCTTTCATGGATTCTAATTTTATTTTCCAAGACAAGTTATATTAAAATTGTTACCATTTGAACAATAACTGCACATTGATGTGAACGGAGAATAAACCCTTCCGCACTTTGGACATATCCAACCTTGCTGTCCAAATATCCCCGAGTTTAATTTTGTTGAATTTTCATTTTCCTTCCTTGCCATTTCTACAGCTTTTAAGGCAGTTTCTTCCGATACAATGTAACAAAATTGTCCTCCAGGATAATCTTCACGTCTTTTTGATTTTATGTATTCTTCCGGTGTCATAATTATTGTATGTTAAGTAAAACCCATATTAAGCAGACAAACATAATGAAGGCGACAATCCCTGCACAAATGGCCGGGGTTAGCATTCTCTTCCACAATATATCTGCCTTGTGGCATCGTTCATTGATATAATTGATTTTTGACATGTGCTCACCAAACTGAAGCTCCATCATGTGACGTGCCCATCCAGTAAGCATCTTATCAAATCTTTGTCTGGCTTCTTCTTTGATAGTGAACTTACCTGAAGGGTTTAGCAGGTATGAATCTGTCCTGAACTCAAACTCTTCTGAATCCAGAATATCACGTCCACCACTACTTCGTATCTCCATGGAGACTTTAAGCCATGGAATTGCTTTTGTTTCCCACATTTCGAGGGCACGTTTCTCTATTTCTTCTGCGTTGGCGTTGGCCAGCTCTTTCATCTTTTCGTACTCGTCTTTCGGAACGAATACGACTGCTTTTTTATCGTCGATATACATAGTTCCTGATTTTAGATTATTCTTTACTTTCCTGACTTTCTTCGATCAGCCTTTCCACTTCCTGAATGTCGCAGGTGAATTTGTTATAAAAACTATCGTACTGGGAACATTCTTCGTCGACATACTCTATCCATGCCGTTTTGGTCTCAAGGTTGATAATTATCATCTGCCTGTTGCAGGAATCGTCTTTCCCGGCCACCCTGCTTTTCATCTGCTGAATATCGAAGTTGCAAAATATACGATGTAACTCCCCGTTATAATAATCGAATATCGGACCGGTGTAGATAATGTTTTTCGTTTTCATACCTGGGTATTTAAGTTCAATCATTGGTTTATGGTATAATATCGGCCGTTTTATTTCGCTCCATGCGATTGGCCTTACATTGTAGGCCCATGTGCCGTCTGACATAATGAAGGAATTGGTGTATCTTCCGTCTTCGAGCATGACGTTCACGCATTGTCCTTTCGGAGGGAGTGAAGCTTGTACGCTTTTCCATTGTGAAAAAACCGACGCATCCCACGCTTGCCACATTGCTTCGGTTATATCGCCGATGTAGAAATGTACGTTTTCATTGCTGCCTGAGTCCTTATTACGGTCGTTAAACAGCTGCGTGGCGTATTGGTGTATATATTCTTCCTTATCCATGGTTTATTTTATTTATTCATTTAGCACATTTCCAAGAGACTTCATTCTCTGTACTAGATGTAGGCAAAGGGTCATATATTCTTCTACCTTTTCGCCTGTCGGAAGTCCCCAATCATATTGACTTATACTTAAAAGCGTATCACACCCGCTGCATGAGCCATAATAATTATCAAATATCCAATAGTCCCCACAACTAGGTTGATAACATTCTCTATGAATCAAGAATATCTGAGTTCCTTGATAATCTCCATGGTCTGAAATATCTATATCTGTAGAAATCCTATCGACTGATTTCACATCGTAGTTAAGAGCATTTTCTATAAGTGCAATCACTAAATCTTCATAACTACCATATTCTTTCTGTTCGTGGGACTTTAGCCAGTTTCTTAGGTTTTTCTTCCCTTTTTCCCATCTTTCAATAATATCTTTTTCCATATCATTTATTAATCGTTTGTTTCATTTAGTTTTGGTTTCGGGAACCAGTAGTCACATTCATAACCTCCGTAGTCCTCAAAATGAAAATCGGGAGAAGTGGCTACTTTGTATTTCTCGTCTTCCTGGTAGATGTATCCGCTTACGAATGCTCCGTTTGACACCATACGGCAGACAACCTCCTCGTTCGGGTCAGGTTGCCGTTCTTTTACGTTTGTCAGAAGGCCGCCCATCAATGCGTCAAAGGCATCCCATCCAGAACAGAAACCCGCAAAATATTCATCAGCACTGCAGTTTTCATCACATTCAGATGCTCCACTATTCCCATCGCAATACATACATTTTTCTACAAAACGGCATCCGTATTTCTTCGTTTTACAAAGGAAAAAGGATTGTATGCTTTCCTTGGCTTTTTCTTCTTTCTCCATTTCTTTCATGCTTTTTTCTTCTTTGTTTTGAGTTTTGTGTACTCGGTCATTTCTTTGTCGAAGACAGACAGAAGTTCGGGCTTCTTTTCTTCCGGGATGTAGCCAGTATCAATCAGCTGCTGAATCAGTCTATCTGTTACTTCTCTGCTCTTTCTGACAGTCTTTTGCAGGCTTGATAGCGCCACTACCGACGAGGACGGGTGCATCTGGTCTGCTCTGTATAGCTTAATCATGTTGATTCCATATTCGTCTGTTTTTAATCAGTTCACATGACTCACGGATTCCTTCATTCAGCACTTTTTCATAACTTTGATATACCTTAGTTTCTCTGTATTCCTTTGAATTTAAAGAGTGAATATCACAGATAAAATCAGATTTTCTTGTAGGAGCATGGAAACAAATAATCTTTATGTCTAAATGAATATTATAATTTTCACGTAACCATCTCTGAGCCTCGTATAAGGTTGGGCATGAACATCTTTTTTCTGAAAGATTGAAATTTTGCTCATATTCAGATGGACAACACCTAAGCCCGTTCTCTAAATATGAATATTTGCAGTTTTCATTAAACCCTATTTCTTTCAAAAGCAATCCTACATCGTGTGTTACATAATCTTCCTGTCTAAACATGGCTATTTTTATTTATAAGGGTTATTATCCAAAACTAAAGCAGAAACGGCCAGCCCTTGTGCGATCAGGTTGCGGTAGTCGATGTGGCACTGATGCAGCACGTGAAAGACTTGCTGGAAATGACGAAGGCCCAATTGAGTGCTGTTATGCTTCCCTTCTTCCGGTGTAATAAAGAAGCTCTGCAAGTTCATTTCGCACACCTTACATCCCCAGGCGAAGAACTCCACGCATTCTCTTTCTTCGTCGAAATTCCAGGTGGTATAAAGGCCCATATACCCGTCGAAATCGAATGCTTCTGCCAGGTACTTCATCGGACAAATTTCCGAGCCGTTCACAAAGATTTCTTCTGTGATTGAAGACAGCGGATAGAGTATCGGTTTTATATCTCCCAATCTGAACCCTTTCCCGAGACATCTTTCTCCTTTTAATGTTTCGGCATTCAGGCCAATTTCGTTACCATGCTTGTCTTTTTTCTTATAAGCCCATACCTTATATCTGTCGGCTAAGTTTATAACGTCCATTTCGATCATTCCTTGTTTAGTGATAAACGCCAAACCGAACGGTAATCTGGCTGAAATATCTTCCAGTAACAGTAGTTTTTCTTCTTCTTTCATCATATTATTCCTCCCATTTATCAGTAGTTCCCATCAGGTGTTTTGTTTCCTCGTTATACGGAATACACTCTTCAAATATATTCCCACCAATCACCACATAGCCGGAAGGGCCTCTATACCCAAACTCCGCCGGCATCCATGGATACTGACTGTATGACCTTACAAGCACAGGCTGTTTGAATGTAAATTCGCCTTTACGTTGTTTCTTTTCCTTGAAAAACTCTTTCAAAATCGCTTTGTGTTTCACATTCACGCTCTCTTCCAGAGCTTTCATAAGTTCCCCCTTCTCCTCTTCTGTAGCGAAACGAAATAACTTCTGATTTTCAAACTTTAAATCATCATACAGTTTTCCACCTGTTGTGGAATGTATCCCTACATATCCATCAAAACAAAAATATCCCCATTCCCACTTAGGCTCTTTACATACCAAAATGTAGTCATATCCGGATATAATATCTCCATCTTTGAAAGTTATATATTCAGGTACTTCCAGCATCAGGTCATCACTCGACGGGTACCCGTCTACTACAAGACCTTTTTCTGTATATTTACAGCTGTACTCTTCATCGTCACCATTTATTAATGCTACGATAGGGAGATCTCCTCTCGCATCCCAGCAGACAATTCTTGCAGATAAATGCTCAAGAGTCACTACTCTTCCTTTTATTTCCCCACTTGTTATTTGCTTTGCCAGTTCAATGTCGAACGGGATTTTTGTCATTTTGAGCTCCATAATATTGTCTTTTTTTTGATTTCTTGTTTCGTTAGTTCTGAACTCCAAAAGTTAAGGATTCTGATAATGACATCATATTATTTTTCTTTTAGCGTTTCATTCATTAGTCTTTCTGTCAATCCATATAGTTGGCCTGCAATAAACGATCTGGTTTGGGGAGAAGATGTACTGATAAACTCCACCATGTCTTTATACATTGTTTTCCATTTTACCATCCCGTTATTTGAAGATTCACTTTTCTCCGGTCCTTCTTTACGGAAAGCAACCCTGACATTATAAGGGTCAAGCGCTTGATATGGATCGCAGTCTGTTTCTTGCAATATTGCCTTTTCTGGAATTTTGACATAAACTCCTGGCTCTACTTCTGCTTCATAAACATTCTGATTACAAAACCAATAGGAACTATATATTTGTAATACTCTTAATGATATAGGCAGAAGGTCTTTTAACCACCATTGTTCGCGCGAAAATGTTTCACGTAAATCTTTCTCTTCTTTAATAACTACATTATCACCTACACTGTATTTGGGATTCTGAGGGTGAGAAAAATCTCCGTATGGGTAATCAAGCAAGCACTCATGTACGCAGACACTACTTCTTTCTTTCAAGAAATAATAGAACATTCCACCTACTTCTCTAAAGCCTGTTACTACAAAGTTTTTACCTAAATATTTCTTCAAAGGCTTATTGATTTCTACTGCGCAGCTGGTTTCTTTTGCTTCTGCAAGGTTTTTTACTCTTACCCTTTCTCCTATTTTGAATTTCGGTTTTTTGTTTCCCATGATATTATTTTTATTTCATTGTCCATCTAATTTAGTGATAACATAATCGGCTTTGTTCCATCCTGTACAAAAGGAAACGGCTGCAATCCTGGCTTTTAAAACCTTTTCCGGGAAATCTTCATTTAACAGCTTCCCTTTCCGGTAGTGTGCAACGTGTGAAGTTGCATCTACGACGAAGGAACCGCTAATAGCCGGGTACTTTTTCAGGATTTCTTCGATAAACTCTCCGACGGTATATTGCCTGTCAAAATCCACATATCCTCCAACATAGGGAGAAGCATGGTTGGGAAAGACTCTAATTAGTTCAAACATAGGCTATGTACTTCGATTTATGGTTTTATTCAACTATCAAGTGATTATGAATTTCCATAATTTTCAGAATCCGAACTTCGCATCTCATAATCCCTAAATCCTTTGCTATGGCTCCTTTTGCAGCCTGATGAAGGGTTGAATGATCCGTCTGTTCTTCTTCTGTACGGACCGGAAGAAAGTATTCTTCACGGAATCTAACCGGAGGTGTACCGGCTTCAAAAACCACGGAAAAGTTCTTTTTTATTAGCATTTGTCATTCTCCTCTCAACTTCTTATCCAGCATGATCTGCAGTGCTTCATCGCCGCGTCCCATCTTATTCATCATTTCGCCGACCTGCTTATCGAAATCGCTGCTTTGCAGGCTTACAAGGGCTATCATGGCGAGTGTCTGTATCTGGCTTGACTGAATGGCTGTTACTTCTATTACTTTTTCAAGCATACCGGCATCCGAGAATCCTCTTTCTTTCATCGAAAGAAGACCTTTTGAATTTTTCGTGCTGGACTCTATTGTCTGAAGTATGTATTTCAATACTCCTCTTTTATCTTTCAATAAATCTGCAATATCCATGATTTAGAGGTTTACGATTTTCTATTTTTCTCTTCTTTCAAAGCCTGAAGCTTCGCAAAAAGTCCGCTCTTCTTACTTCCACATTTCCTGGATGATATGTTTCTAAAAGCCATTCCGATTGCTATCATTGAGATTGCTGATTTTATCTGCTGTATTTCTGCGCTATCTGTCCCGAAATCACGTAATACCTCCTCATTGATAACTACATTATTTATTTCATCTTTTACATCTTCAAATGACACCATATCGAATCCGGATACAAGCATCACGGCTTTGATAAATTCTTTTTCCACTTCAAAAGTGATACTCACTTTTTCATTCTGATTGTTTCCCATATCTCCCACTATTTTAAATTCCTTCATAAATCGGCATCGGAACAGAAGTGTCCACAAACAAATGCCCTACAAACGAACCGTTGAAAAGTATAAAAGTCCCTATATACATCATGTAAGGCTCAAGGTTTATCTCTTCACCGGTCATTACCATACGGAACTTTACTCCCCGCTTTGGCTTTGATTCATCTTCCAATGCCCAGATATATGCTTTCTCGTTTACCACATCAAGTTTCAGCAGCTTACTATACTCGTGAAGCGGGAGCGTAAACTCTGATGCTGCCGGGATTTCATGTTTTAAAATTCTTGCCATATTCTTTTCTTTTTAAGGTTATTAATCATCTTCAAAGCGCTTCTTTTCCTCCCACTCTTCGTCGGTTTCCGGGCAGGAAAGTATCTCCTTGGAGTCTTTGGGTTCCTCACCCAGCTTGTAGAAAAAGCACACACGGGTAAATTTTCGGGTGCGTTCCTCACGACGGATCGTGTCGTTCATAAACTCCTGCTCCCAGGCGTAGTGACGGGGATATTTGGAGCCTTTGTCCGAGCGGTAGACGATGGAAGGGTTCATGGTGTACTGCATATTGAAGCAGTAAGCCTGCATCTTTTCTATCATTTCGTTCTTCACGGATTTCACGCTCTGCAATGTCACCGCGTCGCCCCGGTGTTCCAGGTAGCTGATGGCCATTTCACTGATAGATACCGGACGGCACCAGTGCCACTGGTTCGCAAAGAAATGGTTGGCCCAGTCAATGAATACCTGGTCCTTGATGGCGGAGTAAAGGATTCGCATCTGACCGTCCTGCGACATGGGCGGTATCAGGCTTTCCTGCAGGCCGAGGTAAAACTGACAGCTTTGCAGCATCATGTACACCGCTTCGTCACGTTCTTCTTCGGTGGCTTCCAGGAAGATGTCTTTCCCGAACTTAGTCTGCGGCGTGCGTTTCTTGAACTGGCCGGCGTAGTCCTCGTCGTGATAGTAATCGCTCTGCATGGCCAGGAAAATACGGCGTGAGGTGCTTCCTTCGGTCATATCGAACGGCATCTTGTTCATGGTAATGAATATCTTCGGGGTAGCTTCTCGCGGCAGTGTCATTTCATCGTGATACAGGGTCTTTACTGTAATGTTGTCCGTAATGTTATAGAACTCGCTGCCCATCATGTCGGGACGAAGGTCGTCTATCAGACACATGCTGTCTACGGTATAATGGAACTTGTCGAAGTTCTTGGCCATGTTTTCCTTCTTCTTCAAGGTCTGACCGGGGATGTAGCACACCTTCCGCACCAGCTCGAAGAAAGAGCGGAAGAAACTTTTTCCGGTACCTCCGCTGTTCTTCCCTTCATCGGCCACGGTGTACTCCGTCACGACTCCCATCTTCTGCATGGTGCCTGTACGATAGCGCGAAAGCATGTAGCCCATGAGCGCTACCTTGCAAATGAAGTGCATGTCCTGTCGCTGCTTTTCCAGCTCGGTAAGCGGATAGCCTTCGGCTTCCTTTCGCCAGTGTATGCGGCTGGTGTCGTACAGCCACTGCACGCAGACAGGCATCTGGTCAATGTCTTTCGGCATTCTCAGCAGGAAACGGTACAGACGCTGGTAGGCGATGAACTCTGCATCCTCACGGCGGCGCTCGTTCTCGTTCATCCGTTTGTCGGCCATGCGCTGCCTGTTCAGTTCCTTACGTGCGGCATATTCGGGATTCTCCTCGATGGTGAACAGCGGGGACTTGAGCGGATGGTAATCGGCGTCAATAATCGCCTTCCGGTTGACATGGAAAGGAAGGTCCACGTAGTCCACCGGCTCAATGCTGTCGGCCGTCACCTTCACGGCGCAGTTGCGGAAGAAGAAATAATCGAAATCCTTCCCCCACGACATGAAGTTCAGGTCTACTTTCTTGATTCCGGACATGGTGTCGCGTCCGATTTTCTTCTGGGTACTGATGGCGTTGCTCAGTTCCTCGGAGTAATACTGTGAGTTGTATATCAGGAAGTCTTTCATGATTTCCTTGGCTTCGCTCAGTGCCTGGCTCTCTTCCACCACATCGACAATGTTGTTGCTGATGTGCACAAACTTGGTGGTATCCGCTTCGTCGGTGTATTTGTAGAATCCGTTGGCCGAAAGGAACTGGGCCATATTATCGAAGTTCAGGGTGTATTTTCGTACCACTACCTTACTTTCGTCTTCCTGCTTTTTGGTCTGGTACTGCACATCCCAGAAGCGCATCCGTCGGGCGGTCTTGAGCAGGTCGTCAAAGTAGCGGTTTACGTTGGTGTGCATGAGCTTTTCATTGCGGCGCATCACTGCCGGGTAGAAGTTGAAGAACTCTTCGGCATCCTTGCACGTTTTCCCGCTGCGGGGATTGTACTGGGTGGAGAGGTCTTCGGGCAGATAGAGCACTTTCAGTTCCACGTGTTTCAGGGCCAGCCGGTTCATGGCGCGAATGCCGGTGCGGTCGATGTCATACAGCACAAACACTTCCATGGAGATGTCCAGCAGGCGACGGATCGTTTTCGACGAAATCTCCACACTCTCGGAGTGGGGAAACACCACATGAGCGTCGCTATGAAAGTACACATTGATGGCATCGCGCGGGCCGGAACAGATCACAATCCGGCGGAACACGTCGGTAAAAGCACGGGTACGCCGTCCCTGCTCGTCCACCCGGGTTTTCTCTATATTGATAATGGGATGTCCTTCCTTGTCGGAGGTTTCCACACGTCCGGTCTGCAGGGCACGCATCACGTCAGCGTCGCCGTAGATTTCCTTGTAGAATCCTTCCGGACGGCTTCCTCCCTGGTACCACCAGGTAAACTTGTAGTTGGGCTGGCGACGGCCGTCCGCATCGGTCGTCTCGCGGAAATAGGGCTCGTACTTGCGTGCCCACCAGCCGTTCTCGTCTTCGTAGCGGAAAAGAAATACCGGGTAAGAAGGTGTGGACTTCACTTCGTAGCTGGTCAGCACGCCGTCGGAATCGGCCTTTTCGGGGGTAACGTAGCTTTCCAGCGGATAGAGGTTGAACATGGTGCTTAGCTGGGTGCTGTCGAAGGGAGCGGGCATGTCGCCACGGTAGAAGTCGGGATTGAACGAACAGCGCAACAGGTTGTTTCCGTCAGCATCAGTCACGGCCGTCTGCTCGGGGCCTTCGCTTGTGTTTTTCCCGGCGCGGAACACGGGGAGCACCTGGCAGCCCAGCGCACGGAGCTCAGCGGGTGTAAACTCGCCCTTACGGATGCGGAAATCCACTTCCGGCTGCGGGGCGGTCTTGCGTGCCCGGTGGAAGAATCCGTTCTTGTAATCTCCTTCAATAATCAGGTTGAAGTCTTTGGCCAGCCGGTTCACCGCGTCCGGAAAGTCGTGTTTCTCTCCTGCGCGTTCCAGAAGGCGCTGCTGCAGCATGATGGCCCCTACCCCTTTGCTCCGGTTCTGCTCGCCGCATACGAAGCAATTGAAGGCGGCATAGCGTTCGCCCTTTGGGGGGAACTTGCTCACACAGAAACTTCCGTTCTTCTCGTCGTGAAACGGGCAGCGGTAGAATACGCTGCGTGCAGTCTGCGATGCGGGAAGGTATCCGTTGTTGCGCATCACTTCGGGAAGCGGGAGCGCATTGAGTTTATCAACTGTCTTGTCAGAAATCATTTCAGGGAATTTTAAAAGAGGAATGTCACCTCGTAGTTCATGCTTTCCATTTTTGCTTGTATCATTTCTTTCAGGCTTTCCGGCAGGCACATCATAGGGTCTGGCTCATGCAGGTAAATCGTATTTTCCTGCACGCTTCCTGTGGAAGAATATCCGTCGTACACCAGCTCGTTCATAAGCTTCTGCATGCACGATTTCGACAGGTTGCTGCAAGCTATGCTCACGCTACCTTCGGGATAGCCTATCGCTATTTCCGTGTAACGCACATGGAAACGCTGTTCATATACCGCTCTGCTTCGTTTCATACCAGCCGCTTTCCTTTTAGCGTTAACATAAGCTCAGGACGTGTAGCCACACCCAACTTCGCAAAAATACGTTTCCGCATGTTGTCTATATTGGAATAGCTGCATCCCATTTCGTCGGCAATCTCTTCGTAGGTGAGCGAAGTATTTACCAGCATGTTCGCCACAGCAACCTGAGTGGGAGTCAGTCCGCACTCGTACACCGAATTGCAGCACACCTCCTTTTTATCCTTGAAGGCGGGGTTGAATCCGTTGAACGGACAGTTATATCGCATAGGGCAGTGCGTTTTCTCGGTATTGAAGTCTTCCGGACCTTCATGGTCGGGAATATCGTCCTCGCGTCCGAAACAACAGTTCAGGCTTACCAGCGCAAGCTCTGACAGATAGCGGCTGCGAAGGTTCCGTATGGTCTTATAAGAACGTCCAAGTCGCATCTGCAGAAGCTGGTCGGCTGCCACCAGGTGTGAAGGATAGTTTTTCTTCATCTCGTCGAGGTATTCCTCTACGAAGTCAATTCCCGTCTTCCCGTCGTTCTTTACCGTAATTTCCTCTCCGTCTTCAAAAACAATTCTTGAGAATCCGTCCTGAAGGCGTGTATATGCTTCCCATTGTCTTTCCAGCATGTATCCCATCACATTTCCTCCATTTGTTTCTTATACTCCTTATAAATAGATTCCAGCCCGCGAAGCTCTACTTCCGTGAAGTCGAAGTTACGGAAATGCGCACGCAGCGCATGTTCGCCCATACCTCGTTCTTTCATGAACTCGATAAATTCTCCCTTCTTTCTCACACCGGAAAAGAAGTCTTTCAGTTCCCCTTCGTAGTCAGGATCAAAATCTCTCAGGCATTTTTCCACGCCTTCCGCCTCCCACCGGCGCACGCGGTTCAACCTGATCTTCTGGTACGCCGTGCTCATGCTCATTCCGTAATGTTCCACCAGGTAGCGGCTAAATCCCAGCCGCATGGGGCTCAACTTTTTTTCGGATAATGCTTCAATGATGCTCATTTTCATACTTCTGATATATATTGTCGTTTCTCGCTTTTGCGGTTTCGGTCGTTTTTTGTTATTTTTACCATACAAAGTAACAATTTTAATTTGACAATCGCATTATAATTGTTACGGAAATAACAATTTTAAACTGATTTTTTATGTACTATTTCAATTCTTTCCTGTTCAATAATCTTCCGAAGCTCTTCGGCCTGAGCGATAAAGGCGTATCGGAGAAGGTGTACGAAAAATCATACATGTATAAAAGAAAGGTTGATAATCAAGATAATATACTCGTGCAAGACATCGTAATGGTGTGCAACACATTCCACATAAGCCTGTCAAACTTCATTATGTCTGCTCCTCCTGAAAATTTACTCGGAAATCGCTTTAAATATGTCATACCGGATGAAGATTTTAAGGAGGTGAGATTCATCCCCGAAAACTTGCGGTTCCTTTACGGTCCGCAGGGACTTACTAATATACCTTCACTCGCTGAATTTTCGCGTCAGATCGGAATATCAGTCACAAGCATCGTTAGATGGCAGAATCCGAAGATAGGCGGGTGTACGGTTAACTGGCTTATCGGGGTATGCAACCGTTTCGGCATCGACATAGACGTATTCATGGAAGATAAAAACGAGAAACTTCAAAAATATGAAGCCACAGAAATAGGTATTTCTCCACGAGTATGGCAGGAAATATCAGATTTAAAAGAAGCTATCAGAGAATACAGGCAAGAAAGGACCTCTCTTTTGGAAGAAAATCGTAAATTAAAAATACGAATCAAAGAAGCGGAACTTTTATCAGAAGAAAGCACGGAATATATATATGCAGGAAATAAAATAAGAGAATGGAAAGCCAACTGGAATCTTCTTGAAAATTTCCATATCGTTGTTGGCGATTCAAGACAAAAGGTAATTCAGGTTGCTGGTATGCAATACTTTAGCGAACTGTTTATTGAAGGTAACATGCAGATTACCTCACTGATAAAACTATGTAATAAATACCACATAAGCACAAGGCATATATTTTATCGGGACAATGGGATTGAACCAAAGATAAACGTGTACGACTATTACCGGTCGGAAAATTGGAAAACAATAATATTCCACCCTGAATATATAAATGATTTCTTTGGGAAAGATAGTGTGACGGGGAAAAACCGTTCGGAACTAATTAAAACAATGGATCTTAGCGAATGGAAAATACGCTCTTGGAGGAAAGAAAAAAGCACCATGCGCATAAAAGACATGCTTGATATATGTAATAAACTTGAAGTGACACCTTACTGCCTGATTACAGACTTAAACCGTATGGACCTTTCCAGCGGGATGACCAGTGCGGAAATCCTGCTGGAAGAGAACCGTATGCTACGCCAGCAGGTTATCCGACTGAAAGAAAAACTACAGAAGAAAAACGGAGAAGGATTCCTTCCGTTAGACGAATGAGTTCAGTGTACTTCCTGAGAATCCATACCGCACACTGAAATTCACGGACAGCATACCGGGTTTAGCGCGGTCATAAAGTTCGTTTGTCTCTTCGGGTATGATGGTGACGGGTATGTATGTGCCGTTATCGTACATCCATGCCTTTCGCGTCACCACAAATTCCGTGAGCCACCACTCGGCCCACTCCCTGTTTACAAATCCGCTGCTCATGGAAAAAGTTCCTGAAGGTGCCTGTGCATAGCTGGCAGTGCGCGTGGTAGCACGGTAGGAAATGTCAGCAGGCAGCGTATAGAGCTCACTCTGTATGTCATACTCCAGCGCATCGCGCGTAAAAGCGACTACGCTTTCCATCAGCCCGAATCCGTTCAGGAATATGAAGTGACGCATGAGCGGGTTTGTCTTTACCGCATAGCGCTTCTTCCCGGTTTCAAATCCGGTGTTCACTGTAAGCTCACCTTCCTTCAACGATGATGTGATTATTTGCAATGAATCCGGGACCAGCGCACCACGTGTGTATTCGGAATATTCTTTCGATTCTTCTCCCTGCACTACGCTGTAGGTAATGGTGTCCGATCGGGTACTTACTGCAGGAATACACAGTATCCATCCCAATGGGACAATATCTCCCTCCGGTTTACGGCTCAAGATGCGTCCCTCACCTAAAATCTCTGTGGTATCTACATTGGATGTGGTAAGGCGTTCAAACTCCGTGAGCCTTCCGGGTATGGCATTGTACTGCTCGGAAGTGGTTTCACCTTCTTCTATCTCTACCATACCGTCAATATATGACTCCTTGTAGGTAATGGTGTATCGTGCAGCGTATATCATCTGTGAAAGGGTCTGCGTGCCGTTCACATCAAACGTCATCTTTCGTGACAGCGTAGTTTTTATGGTTTCTCCAATATTGAAAACGGCTATCCCGTCAGATCCTACCTCGAAAGAGTAACTTTCTGAATAAGGAAACTCTTCAGATCCGGCAAATGCGGTGGCATTGACCGTAATCTTTATGCGGAGAAACGTTTTTCCGCTCAGCGTGGTTTTTGCCTTAACCACTATGGGGTCGCCTGCAAATGCTATCTGTGGCGGCTGCTGTAATACCTGTATTGCCATGTTTTATTTCTTCATTAAATGGTATATAGTTCGATTGTTACCTCCGTAATCCCGCTACGGTCAATGCTGTAGGATAACTTATTGATGAATCCCACATAGTTACCTATCTGGTAGCGCTTGAGCATGTCCAGTCCTGCAATCTGCGATATGGTCATTCTTACTGTCAGTATCACGGTCTTCCGGTTGTAAAGGAAGTAAAGATACTCCGAAAGGAATTTTGACACCAGCCCACGGTCCTGGTATGCCCGAGAAGCGGGATACTTGTCTTTCCCGGCCACCAGCTTGAGCGAGAACCGTCCGGACTGGTCTACTCCACCCTGCTCCTTGCCGTTGTAATCAAAGAACCGTCCAAAGTTATCGCAGCTGTCGGCTGTAAAAGCACTGTTTGCTACCGTCTGTACCCACGAATCGTTCCCTTCACCGTCGTAGTTTTCGGTGTAGTCTATCCCTGATTCGCTACCTGGTCCTCGCATGATTCCAAGGCAATATCCGGCATCGTAAGTACGCATGGGTGATTCTTCTGCTGATTCTTTGTCATAATTTTCATCGGAAAGATAGCTCAGAGTTATCTCATGCTTGTATCTCATCATGCGAGAAGGTGCTACCCCCAATATCCTGGGAATAAGACTGAAACTTGCATTTCTTTCCGACAGAAGTTCCTGATCGGCAAATACAGCAAGAATCTGCTGACCTTCTTTACCAGACATAGCCTCTGAAACTACTGTCTGACCGTTAACGTCATTTATCATCACCGGAGCAAAGTTGATAGATATTTCATCTTCCTCTTCTTCCGTCGATGTGCCTCCGATTAAATAATCACGAAATCCGCCAACCTCAAACAAAGAAGGATTTCCTCCAGTATTCTCGTCCACTTTTATACGATAGGAGTTCCCTGTAAGTTTATCCTGATAGCATGTGGTGTCATTGGATGCTTGTCCCTGCTGAAGAATCTCCATGTAATTATTCTTTTCCTTCACATTGGAATAATCATCATAATTGAATGCAGTATCATCTTCCTGGCCGTATGTAAGGCGTATGGTCTTTTCTTTTGATTTTTTCAACTGCATCCCCACTATTTCCACATCAAGAATGGATGTTTCATCCGATTTCAGAATGTCTTTTATATATATGACATCCATCGTATTTTTTGCACTGTCGTACAAGAACCGAATACCAAAAGCATTTTGCAGGTCTTCAATCAAATCTTCCATTTCTACATCCGGGAAATTCTGATTGGTAGCAAAAACATTCACCGCGCTATAAGAAAAGTTCTGGGTAAGAAATGTCGCAATTGTTCTGTATGAATTAGCACCTGGAATTACATTATACTTTAAGTCATAATGAAGAGAAAATGATGAACCCATAAAATTATTCATCATAATATCTGTCCATGATACAGAAAATGAATCTCCCTTTTCTTCCGTATGACACTGCGTGCTGAAAAATGCCAGACGGCACATGTCTTCCATTGTGGACAAATCGTTCTTTTGTACGCCGATATTCAGATATTTGAAGAAACAATCAAGAAGATACATTACGTAGAAGCATACACCGCTGTACGGTCTTCTGGGTTCCAATATATTATAGCTTCCTGCATCGTTTGGTGTACATACCCTTACATTGCAATATGGCTTTATAGGATAAGGGTCCGATTCGTTGCTCTCGGTGTAATTCATCACTCCATCGTTAAGGTATATGGTTATAAATAAATTATCATCCGTATTGGAATATTGTGTGGAAGCTGATTTTACCCTATATCCAAGTTTTATCTCCCTGTCGAGCGGAATATCCCTTGCATTCATCCCCTCTATATGGTCCATGAAATCGCTGTTACCGGAAATGATTGTGACGGGAAGTGTATCTTCGAACTCCACTTCATCGTCCGTTTCTATCACACCACGGTATATCATCACGCCGTCCACCCAAAGCTCTGCGGGCATACGGTCAATGTCCTTCAGGTTAATGTCTCCCCACGGATCGGCTATGTTCTTGAAAATTTCTCGGTTTGGTTCCAGCGGAATTTCGAAAGGGAACGAGAATGTTCCCTGGTCATTGAAAAGTGGGTTTGACTGCTCCAGTGTAATGGAAAAATCTTCCGACAGCTTTACCCACTGGCTGTTAATCTTTATCTGTAGTCCTTTCATCGTGTCATTATTTTATCAGTCCGCGTTTGGTCATGAAATTGCTGGCTTTGTTCAACTGGTTTACCGCACCCTTGCTCCCGTATGGGTCTACGGCGGCGCGAATCGGCTTGCTCAGACGCTCGTTCAGTGTGGAAAGCGCTTCGGCCACACTCCCGAGCATTTGTGTCATCTGCTCGTTCTGCATGGTCATATCCGCAGCTCCGGATGCTACCTGTGTAATCTGCGCCGGCATAGAAGGATAGTTCCCGCTGGCAAATGTCGGCATGGCGGCCGATTTAAGCTGTCCGTGCCGCGCAATGGTGAGAATGCTGTCGTAGATGTGCGGATAGTTCAGAATAAGCTTCTGTGTAGTATCGCCGTCCACAATCATTTCAGGCTTCTTTTCAGAGAAAATACCGAAATGCGCACCTCCGCCGTACACGCCCGTCTTCAGTTCCTTCTGGTAGCGTGCGTTGTATATCTGTCCGTCGTTCCCAAGTACCGGATAGTCACCCTCTGCGTAGGTAAGCATTCCGGCTGCTACACGGCCCTTGCTGCTGCTTACTCCGGTGGCAGCTGCCACATCCTGCTTTGCCTTGTTTAGCTTACCCATGGCAAGGCCCATCAGAGCGGAAAGTGCCGCACTGATAACTGCAATCAATGGGATACCCCACCATCCTAGGTCTCCGATTGTTTTTGCTGATCCCCTCGCAATACCAGAAGTTACATCTCCTGCAGTCTTTGCCCCTTCTACTGTCATATCAGTAATGGCCTGTGACCCATGAATAGCTGTAACAGTAGCACTTGTAGACGCTTCCTGTGCTACTTCCTGGTCTCCAAGAGTCTTCTTCATCAACAACTCGGTTATTTTTTGCATAATCAAGTCTTTGGTGAGTTTCATCGCTGTTTGGAGCAACATTTTTGCAGCTTGCTTACGGTCGTCCACTTCGGCAAATGCAGCTTCTCCCATCTGCTCACTGAAATCCACGACTGCATCGGTGTAGTTCTTTAGTGTGCTTAGTTTGCTCTCCGTGATTTCAAGTTCTTTTGAGGATTGTTCTTCCCTTGCAGCTATGTAGTTGTCGTAAGCCTCCTTCTGCGCCATGAGGAAAGATTCTTCTGCCTGCTGTTGCGTAGCGCCGGAAGCAATTGCCTGCTGTATCAGTTCTTTCTTACGGCTTTCAAACTGCTCATAATACTGCGCCGCCGCTTCCAATTTTATCCGCAAGGCTTCGAGCTCTGCATTATCCGTTTCGGAAGTACCAAGGAAGGAACTTTGTGTGGATGCCAGTCCAAGATTACCTGCAGCACCCATAAGTTCAGTTCGTTCGTCCGTACCTTTTATACGGTCTTCCCAAAGTTTCTGGTTTCCGCTGGTTTCCCACTGAACGTCTATCATTTCCTTGATGTCCTTTGCATACTTCTCGGCAGCGGCCTTGGAATCCTGATAGAAATCACGCAGCTTTTTCAGCATAAGCGACATCTGCTCCGGGCTCATGCTTTCGGCCCATACCGCGTCAATGTTGCTAAGATAAGTCCGTAACTGATCTTCGTTCATGCTGTAAGCATCTTCCGACAGAGAAACAAGGGCATTAATTCTTTCCTTCACTGCACTCTCGTCAATTACCCCGCTAAATCCTAAACTCATACGGAACTCTTTCTCCGCATCGGTATTCAGCAGACGAAGCTTGTCAAGTGACTCCTCAAACTGGTTGACAAGGCTTTCAAAGGGGTTGTATTTAAGCAGCTCCTTCTCGATAGTCTGACGGTATTTCACTGCCATGTTCTGTACTTCGAGCAGGTCTTTTTCAAGGTTCTTACGTAAGCCGTCGGTCTGACGTTCGCCCAGCTTCTTAATCAATGCAGCAGTAGATTCCAGGTTCTTACCTTCCATCCCGTATAAATTCTGATTGAAGGTGTTCTCCTCGCCCAACAGCTTTTTACGAAGTTCCACACGTGCCAGCAGATGCTCTTCCTCGGTCGCGTCAATCTGGCGGTTCATCTCCTCAGTAGTTATCTGTTCATCGAGATATGCCTGACGGATAGCCTGCTGACGGCGGAGGAAGTAAGCTTCGAGCGCAGACATAGCCGCACTGATTTCATCATTCATTTCCTTCTGCTCACCACGTGTGCCTGACTTACGTACTTTGAGCCAGTTACCGCTTGTGTCGCGTCCCCATTTCTCAGCAAGCACCTTGGCCACATCCTGCTCCATCTTTTTCAACGCCTCGTATTCTTCCTTGGCCGACTTGAATCCACGGGCAGCGAAGGTGTCTGCATAGTCCTTGTCCTCATTAATGCTCTTCATCATGGCCTCCAGCTTTTTGTAGGTAGCGACCAGCTTGTCTACTCCGGCTGTTTCCAGCGATACCCCCTGTCCCCATACAGACTCCAGTCCGATGGCCTTAATACGTTTTTCCACCTGACTGATGTTATTCTGATACACACCAAGCTGACGGTTCTTTTCAGCAAGTTCGGCTGTTTCTGCCTTGGTGAGCTTTTCTCCTTTCTCACGCTTCGCGTTCAATTTGTCCACATCTTCACGAAGACGCTGTACGTAAGTAGTGGCCTGCTGCAGATAGGTATTTAGTTCAGGCAGGTCGGACGAAGAAAGAATGCCCTGGTTGGACTTCCGGAGGTCTTGCAGCATAAGCTCTTCGGTCTTGCTCTCGGCAGCACGCTGCGTACTTTCAAGGAAAGTCTGAGTCTGTCCGGCTTCCTTCCGGATGTTTTTCAGGATGTTCATCAGTTTTAAAGCGTCGGAACTGAATGGGAGCTGCTTTATGTTCTTGTCATATTTCTCCATAAAGCCATCCAGCGCGTCGTACAGATTACCGCCTTCCTCCACTACCTTATTCATCCCGTCCATGATACGGGCCATGGCATCGCCGGCATTCGTCTCTCCGACGTTTTCCATTTTGTTCAGCGAAGCAATAATCTTCGACTGAAGTTCCTGAATCTGGTCGGTGTATTTGTCGGCAATGTTTTCCATCATCTTGTCGCGCATCTTCAGCGCCAGCGTTTCACGAAGGCGGGCATTAATCAGGCTGTAAATATATTCCTGCTTCTCAGCATAGTTGTTTTCAGTGACCATAAATCCAAGGTATGCCCCATACTTGTCATTCAGCTGCTTAATCAGTGCCGCACGCTCTCCGTTCGATACATTTGCCTTGTCAATCGCATATTTCAGATTGGAAAGTTCAAATGTTTCCTTCTGTATAGCTGCTTCAAATTCCGACTGTGCCTTTGTTGCTTCGTCTACTGATTTCTTGAAATAAGTAATGGCAGATGTCAGCGCAGTAAATCCTAATACAACCCATCCTAATGGATTTGACATCATAGCCTTTGAAAGCCACTTCCAAGCTATTTTGAATATATTCACAGAGGCTGTTCCTGCTTTTACCATTTTCGTAAACAGCACAATGTTTGCACTTGCTTTCTGCACAGCAGAAGACGTGGCTATCATTACTCCTACCAAAGCCTGAACTGTTACTGCCATCAGTCGGATAGACTTTTCTCCGCGTTCAAACCGGTTGGGGATGCTCGAAATATAGCGAAGCACATCCGTGAGCCATTCCACAAATCCGCTGTTGATAAACGATTCCTTGATGGCGTTCCCCATACGCTGCATGATGGCCATGGCGTTTTCGTTCTTGATGTTGTATTCATCCGTCACGCTGGTAGCTTCCTTAAACGCACGGGAAGAAGTAAATACTTGCGCTTTCAGTTCGTCTACTCCGGAAGAAAGGGTAACGAGCACCTGCTTGATACGCTCGCCATCGCTACCGAGGTCTTTCATAATCGGAGCCAGCACATCCAGTCCGCCCATAGCATTCATTTTCTCGAATACAGCGATTACGGCCTGAATGGTTTTACCCTGTTCAATCAGGTTTTTCAAATAATCATCGCTCAGTCCCACAGCCTGCGCCACCTCTGTGGTGTTACTGGTAAGTGTAGAGATAAAGGTGTTCAAAGCCGTACCACCCATTTCGGCGTGCTGACCAAGGGCATCGAGCGTGCCGGCCAGCGCAATCAGGTCGGACATGGAAAGTCCTGCCGCTTCTCCGATAGCTCCGATACGGTTTACCACATCGACAATCGGACCGGCAGAAGCACGGCTGGTCTGAGATATTTCGTTGATAGCAGAACCGGTAGCGAGCAAGGCTTTTTCCACTCCGAGCTTCTGTGTCTCTCCCAGAATGGCATTCACCTTCATCAGCTGACGTACCGCTTCGGCTCCTCCCAAATCTTCTCCCAATGCCACAAGCAACTGATTACCTGCCTTCACGAATCCCAACACATCTTCTTTGGCAGAAATTCCTAACTTACCGGCTTCGTATGCCAGGTCGTGAAGTTCCTGCTGTGCGGTACGGGTGTCGATACTATCAATTTCACGGCTTAGCTCGGCTACTGACTCAGTGGAAAGCCCGGTGGTCTTCTCGATGTCGGCCAGACTGTCACTCAACTGCAAGTTAGCCTGATACAACTGCTTGATACGTCCTACCACCTCATTGAATCCGGCATATACCAGCACATAACTTGTCAAACGCTTGATGGTAGCTACAATCTGGTTATCGTGTTCCTGCCAGCTTCGCTTCACTTCATTAATCTGCTCGTTTACCCGGCGCAGGTCCATTGATTTTTCGACATACTTCTTTGCGTCACGTCCGGTTTTCGAAAGTTCTTCCTGAAGCTGTGCAGCGGCCTTTTGTAAATCTTCAAGAGAAGCCGTTTTCAGAGAAAGAAGGACTTTATCAAGTTCCTTTGCGCTTAACACAGAATTTTTCTGTTTTTTCTCAATCGTGCTCAGCGCATCTTCAATTTTTTTCAAGCCTTTTGTATCGCTTACTTCAAGCTTCTTTTTATACTCTTCTAGCGATTTTTTCAGCTTCTCAAGGTCTTCGTATGTACCGTCGAACGTACCTTGACCAACCGTTTCAGCTTTATCAAGCGCATCTTTCAGTGAAGTAAATTCGGCAGATGATTGTTTCAGTTTCTCATTAAGTGAATTGATGGCCGACTCTACCTCCTTTACTCCCTCTATGTCGCTTGTCTTTAGCTGCTGCTTGTATTGTTCAAGCAACTTGATGGCTTCTTTTGTCTGGGCTATTGTGCCATCGAATGTGCCGGTCTGTACTTTCCCTAGTGTGGTTTGAGCACGCTGTGAGACACGACGTGTCTCTTCCGCTTCAACCTGAGCAAGCTGTTCACGGTATTTCTGAATTTCCTGTGTATTAAGTTCTGTGGATTTAATAAGGTCTTGCAATCGTTCCTTTGCCTTTCCCAGAGATTTGTCGCTCACATTGCCAATATCTCCGATGATGTCAGAAAATTCTACGATGTTCCCTTTACGACGCTGGATTTCATCGGCAATCTGCTTGATATATTCACGAACTGTCTGTAGCGTTTCAGCATTTTTAGGATTTATACCAAGGAGCATCTGGTTTAACCCCTTACGAGCCTCTCCTAGATTTCTCAAGGTCTGACCTGATATGTCATTTAGGTACTTGTTGACCGTGTTGACATTTCTCTGATTTTCCCTGATTAGTTTAGTCAGTCTCTCAAGCTGTTTTACTTTTTCATTATAAATTTTCTTGTTGTCATCGTATAGCGTGGTATTAGTAGTCGCATTCATCTGTTCTTGCGCATTTTCCACTTCTTTACGCAACTTTTTCCATTCATCACGCATCTTGTCAACCTGCTTCTGCGCCTGTTCCGCCCCTCCGATAAGCACGTCGATTCTAGCCAGTCTGGTACCTAAACTATTTGCCATGTCTTTGTGTTTGTTTTCCTCAAAGTTAGGCAGCCGGAAGGTGGAAATGAAGGACAAAAAAACGGTGTCCTTCAATTCAACGGACACCGTTTTAAAACTATTCGCCAGCAACCTCTAAAGTGGTTTGCGGCAAACCTCTCGAGCGATATGCAGCAAACCTCTCAAGTGGTTTGCTGCATTTGTTTTGACAGGCCCTACAGGCTATTGTGGAGGGGTGTTATTTTTTAATTTAAACTGGTAAAATAAAGGATAATTTCCCTCTATATATTGCAATTTCAATTTACATCACGTTTAAAATTGTTTTATTTTTTCATTTTTCCTCCGAAAATCAGCACTTTTAAAATTTTCATTTCATAATCATATTTTTATTTTATGCTTATAGTTACATTTGCTTGAAATAAAAATATGATTTTCATGAAAAAAAATGTATTAATAAAAAGATTTGGTATAACATTGCTTATACTAATTATTATTCCTGAATCCATTTTTCCCAGGAATTTAAGCGACATTGAAGTTACGTCCTTATTCCTGGAATTTATTTTTGGTATTCTTTGCATCATCCTTTTCTTCAAAATATGGAGTATGACAAATGATGTCAGCCAAATCAAGAATTTGATTGAAAAATCTCTTTCCAAAAAAGAACAGGAAGAGAATGAAGAAAATCTTTTTGACGGGAAAGAAATTGATTCCGACGAAAAAAAAATGAGGAATGAAAACCCATCTGAAATTGGCGAATGGTCAGAAAACATCAGTTGGAAAGAAAAGAAAAATGCAGCTCCTATTATTGAGTTTCTAAAGAAAGACCAAATAATTATATCTCAGAACGGAGAAATGATGATTTGTGATGAAAAAGAACTTTCTTCAATAAAAGGAGAGTATAAAGTTGTCTTTCGTAAAATTAAATAATTTATTTACAGAAATACTATATTCTGATTTATGATAAGACAAATTCTATTTTTATTATTCCTATGTTGTTTTATTTCGGCGCATTCACAGATAAAATCCCAAATAGGTGTATATAAGGCTTATTTTTTTAAAGAGGGACAAGATTTGTCAAAGCCTTTGGAATCATTAGACTATAGCATGATCAAAAAAGGGAAAGAAGTAGAAATTATAAGCGTAGACACCTCTGATGTTTATCATTCAATTGTCAGATACAAAGGGAAAAATGGGATTATACATAATTCTGTCCTTTCTGATAGAAGAATTCTTATCCCATTATTTACAAATCTACGGGAAGAATATCTTGATGATATTGCAAACGGAATACTAAAAGAGGGTATGAATGAATCTGAAGTAGGATTCATCATCGGAATACAGCCTAAGATTCAACAGAAAGGAGAAAATATTGTAAGATGGTATTATCCGAATCTTATTGACAAATCTCCAGATTTTCTTTTTTATAAAGGTAAATTGTGTAGTGCGGAAATGTACCGTAAAGTTGTATTCAGATATTATACAACATTCAACTTTTCCCTAAAGTCCGTTGAACTTAACGGTGAAAAAAAATCCGTATCCAAAAACAATAATAACGAATATGAAGATGAATACATAAAAATTAACTGGGAAATATTACAAAGTTCTTTGTCTTTTAATATTCTAAACAAAACTAATAGATCTCTCAAAATTTTGTGGAATAATATGTCTTTTACAGATGTTTCAAATAATTCCAGAAGAGTAGTAAGCGGTGAGACAAGAGTAATCCATGCGAATCTTGAAATACCTTCTTCCGTTATATCAAAAGGAAGTAGTTTATCTGATATTGCTGTTCCATATCCTAGAAAAAGTTTTATTGTAAACTACTATAACTGCCCGCAAGAACTGGAAGACATGGGAAAGCCGGAAATAGGAAAAGAAATTAGAATACTTTTCCCAATTGAATACGATGGGAACGTAAAAGAATACATATTCACATTCCATGTCAATGAAATTACATTGTCAAGAAAATCTTCTTTATAAACATTGATATTTACAATTAAAAAACAATGCAGCCGGGGAAGAAACGACAAAACCCGGCTGCATTTTCATTCATATAAGGTGGAAAGACAAACTACATCATCTTTTTCTCATAATTATATCGCCCACCACATTTGCCAGCACATTAGAGCCAAATCCTCTTATCCCGTCAAGTTGAGCTACCATCCGGATAAGGAGATCCAGCTTTTCTTCTATGCGGCTGTTACATGGCTGCCGGCTCTCCGTACATGCGCTTCTTGAAGTAACGGCGCACCTGAAAGTTCTTGTCCTTGTCTTTCAGGTAGGACACAGCTTTCTTGTAGCATGAAAGGGCCATCTTTTCGTTCGGCACTTCGGCAGGTGTCTTGTATCCCATGTCTTCAGCGATGCTGTATGCCATGTCGCTGTAAATCATGTTGGCTGTGACACAAAGTGCATACGAGTTGTACGAAGGTTTTTCTTCGGGAACTCCTCCAAGTTGTTTCACGGCAGCCACGAAAGTGTCATGCCCCCAGTGGAATCCTTTCAACCCATCTTCGTTGACCATGGTCTTACCGATATTCACGGCCTCTGTTTCCGACAAAAAATTATCCCAGCACATTGCTTCGAGGTGGCTCAGCCAGCTCATAGCCATTTCCGGATGCATCTTTGCCATTTCCTTGAAATAATAGGTAGCAGCTTCGCCGAATATTTTCATATTCTTCACGTCCTTGCTGTCCTTCATCTTATCATACAGCTCCTCGTAACGGGAGATCATTTGTTCTCTATCCATATCTCGATATTTTTAAATTAGTTTCTTCAAAAACTTCCCGCCCTCGCGGACGGGAAGCCACTCAAACATTTTTCCTTTTCCTTCGCTTTTTTACGGGTTCATCGGCAGATGCCAGACTGAAAGCGCTAAACGCGGCTGCCTGAACTTCGTTAAGCGGGAAAGGTAGCAGTAATCGTGACCGGGACTGCAATCAGTGCGCCGCAAGCAGAGCAACCGCAACCGTTCTCATTGTAAGAGAATACCTGCGGAACTAAAGCTGTAGCTACCACACTGGTAGGGGCTGTATTTGCCGCACCGATGAAGGTTACTGTAAACTGTTCGGTCCACTGAATAGTCTTTGCTGCACATCCGTTTTTCGGAGTGTAGGTCAGAGTTACAGCTGCGTTGATAAGCGCAATGTTCTGCGTGTTGTTGTTTGTGACGCTTGCTACACTGAATACGACGGTAGCAGTAGGTTGAACGCCGTTGTTCACGCAATAAGCCTGACGCAGTTTCTTAGTGATGTTTACCGTCAGTGGCTGAGCGGTATCTGTCGGAACTCCAGACAAAGTAATTGACTGAATCATAGTTGTGTTGTGTTTGTGTTATATATCTTTTACAGGACACCAGGCCGCCTGTATTCGGCACTTATTTCTCTTCTTTTTCTCGTGTTTCATTCTTTGGTGCAGGCTGCGGTTGTGGCTGCGACGGCTGTGCCTGCGGAATCTTTACCACATATTCTTCCGGCTTCTGATACGGAAGGTTGCAGTCCAGGTATTTCTTCAGTTCCACCAGGTCATCGCGGTCAAAAGTGAAGAATCCGTCGATAACAGATAGCTTTCCCTGCTGGATGGCAGAATCTACATAACCGTGAGCCAGTTCCGGAATCATATCGTCCGGAATGCGGGATACAAATTTTTCAAGGAACGGACGGATCAGTTTTGTGCCGCCTACGGCTGCCAGCGAATTGATTTCATTGGAAATCTGCCATCCGGGACCTGCCAGTCCGATTGACTTGAATAACTTCTCCACCGGAAGCATACCGGCAGAAATACCGTTGAGCGTATTGCCCATCATAACCGGAATGACCGGCTCACCCCATTTCAGGATGACAGCGGTCAGAATCTGTGCGTTTGTCATTTTGCTGCGTGTTTGAGTTTTTTCTACAGTGCTTGAAAATCAAAAGGAAGGGGAAGACCGGACGGTCCTCCCCCGGGGTCAGTTTGGGGTTACTGGGCAGACGGACATCCGCAGCATCCATCCTGACATACGTTGCTTGACGGAATGTATGTCTTGGTGATAGCCTGCAATGCGGCGATGCTGTTCTGCATGCACTGCAGAGTAGCGGTGTTGGTACCGTTGTAAACGGCCTGTTGCATGTTGACAGCGGTCTGAGCGTCCTTGTTGGAGCGAACTTCCACTGAAAGTTCCTTGATCTGACCCTGCAAGTCCTTATAGGCTTCCACGATCTTCTGGTCAGTGTACTTGTCAGCCTTCAGCAAAGCGATTTCTGAATCCTTTGCGTTCAGTTGTTCAACCATGTTCAACTCATAACGGCTTACGGGCATGTTGTCTGAGCATACGCCTTCTGCGTTCCATCCCCAGCCATTGCGACCCAGGATGTTACCACCGTTGATACCCAAAAATGATGCGATGCCGGCTGCAGCCCCCACAGTGTTAAAATTACCTTGTCCCTGGCCGGTTACATTGTAACTCTGGCCATCCATACCTTTGATTGTCATACTGTTTTGTGTTTGTGTTGTGTCGTGAACTATTTCCCGACATGACAAAGGTACGGACGAAGCATTACTCTGGGAATGAGTTATTTCCTAACCTCTTCCTGATTCTTTCGCAACTTATTCTGAATATTTTCTGTGTGCTGAGACGCTGGTCAAAATTGGTATGAATCTGGTTGACGGCACGCTCCGTCTTTCCGATTCGTGCAGCAATATACGACGGATTCAATCCGCTCTGAAAAAGGAAATGCACCAGCAGATAGCGTGCATCTACCGTCTCTGTGTCCTTCCTTCCGGAAAGAATCTGTGCGGACGGTATCTCCGTTTCCTCCGATACCATGCGGAGGATGGTGTTAAAAATCTCACTCTTACTCATCGTTTCTTTGTTTATCGGGCACGTCTGCCCTGTGTTTTTCTCTTGTGTTTAAAGAAACAACCTGCCGCTACCATTGCAGCAGGTTGTAATTAAGCGTAACGCCCAGAAACGGTTCTGTCTTCCCTGAAAGCCCTATCCCGTATCCGGCGCTCAGTCCTATCCCCCACCTCTTTTTTTTCGGTGCCGGTGCATTTACCACCCCCGTCTGTGTGCGTCGGTAAAACTCTGCCGACACCAGTTGCGGGCGGTATCCTGAAATGACTATCCGGTAGTTGTCCGTGCGGTATTCCTTCTCTGTGAGAGGAATAATCACGTCTACGCTGTCTGTTCCTGTAGAAAGCGAATCAGAAACAACCGTAGCCGTATCCGCTATGCTGTCCGGGATGGAAGCTGGCCCGGACGGTTTCTGCGGACGATATACCGGAAGGCGTGCGGTGTCTGTTCCTGCGGGACGCTCTGACACGGGAGGAGCAACTGCCGTGTCGCGTATCGTATCTACCCTGACGGGAAGCCATACGGTATCACCCTGCCCAGACTGCGGCGACGCGCATCCACGGAAGAAAAGCGAAAAGAGGAGCGCGGCCGACAGCAAGCCTACCAGTATCCACGGGAGCTGTTTCATACGCCAAGGTATTTACAGATTCCCTGCACATGCAGCGTGACAATCTTCTGGCGGCCTTCATCCGACAGAAGGAAGTCCACATCTTCGCGATTGTCCTGGAAAAGGTTTTCCGTCAGCACAGCCGGGCATACAGTGTGCTTCAGAATATAGAAACCGCTTTCCTTGTCGCTGTCGCCGTCGGCGGTGTCCTTGCGAATCTTCATGCCTTTCAGCACCTGCTCCGCACTCTGATACAGACATTCGGCCAGTTTGTCGGCCTTGGTCTGACCTACGCTGGTCCATGCCTCCCATCCGCGTGCGGTCATCCACTGCTTGCCGCTTCCGGCAGCGTTGCAATGGACGGATACCAGGATGCTGTCTTTCACCCGGTTTGCGCGTGCGCACCGTTCCTGAAGCGAAATGTCTTCCTCTTCCGGAACGAGCAGCCGCGCGTCGAGCCCTTTCTTCTTCAGCGCATCCGCCACACGGCGCGCAATGTCGCGTGCATAGGCATATTCACGCAACCGTCCGTCGGGCGACTGCTTCCCATTGGTGCCTGCACCATGACCGTTATCAATCCAGATTCTCATGTCGTGTCTAGTTTAGTTTGTGTGTTGTGACTGTGGTTATGCAGAAGCCAGAACCCCGGCCTTTTCAAGCTCGTCAATCAGCTTGTTCAGTACGGTATGTGCATCTTCCGAACCTGTAGCATCTGTTACATGGGCACCCTGCTTTACAATTCCGGGCTTTGCTGTTGTAGCATTGGTATATGTGGTGTCTGTCCAGTTTACCGTGACATACGCTTTACCTGCTCCGTCTACTCTTACAGCATAGTTCTTTCCGCTTTCTGAAAATCCGGTCTGGATTCCTCCCAAAGCAGAGTCGCTGGCTTTCGGGAGCACATAGCTTTCACCTCCTCCGCCACCACCGGCTGCTGCGGTATCCTTGATGACCAATGCCTTGACTTTTTTCACCTCCACATCGCTCAGAAGCCGTACCTTCATGCCGGCAGGTACATTGATTTCAATTACTGAATTTGTGAAATTCACCGTATCCATTGCGACGGGTTCCATGGTGTCAATAAACCGGGAGATTGAAAGCCTTCCGCTTTTCACACCCTGAATCTGCACCATTGTACGTCCTTCGGAAGTATATTCGGCCACATAGCCTTCAGCTCCCTTCTTAAAACTGATTTCGTCCATTGTTTGTGTTGTGTTTTTGGTTTGTAACTCTATTTATAGGGATTCTCCCGGTATTCCGGAAGAATGAACTGTATGTTCACCGCTGCATCGTGCAGCACCTTGTGGGTTTGTTCCTCACTTACCTCCATTTCGTCGGTAAACTCGCAGAAGATGTTTCCTACCCAGTCGGAAGCGCTGTTCAGCCTCTTTATGGCTACGGCGCGACAGCCATTGGTTATAAACAGGGATTTGGCCATCTTGTCCTTCACTTGAGAGTCTATATCCGTATAGCAGAGAAAAAGGTTTTCGGCCAGCCCTCTGCTGAATACTGCCATTTCGCTCATAGGGAGCCGCTGCACGTTGTCTTTCATGCCCGACACCCCCTTGCGTTTCACTTCGAAATAGATGGAAAGGAAGGCTGCATTACCCAGCGGGTGCGGCTGTACGATGTACACCCTGTCGGCCTTTGTCTCGTAGAGTACCTTCCACAGTTCGCCGAATACCTTTGCCGTGTTCTCGCTTCGCTTGAAGCTAAGGCGTTCGGTTTCCTGCTTGTACCGTTCCAACTTCAGGTCGTTCATTTTATCACGATACTTCTGCGTCATTTTGTTGTACTGCGAAAGAATAAATGTACCCACGGAAACTATAAATGCGCCGATGGCCGTCACCATTTCTGCGTCCATTCCGTGCCTCCTTCCGATTTCCCGTTATTCCATCTCAGGCGTATTTTTTTCAAAAAGAGCGGCAATAGCTTTTATCACATCGTAGAAACCGCATCCGCTAAGGCCAGCAGCCAGTCCGTAAATAAGCGTTCCCCACCATTGGTATCCTTCGAGCAGTGGAGTAAGCTGAAGTGCCCATGCCAGCACGCACACCACCATACCTACCGCCACGCTCACACCGATTTTTGCGAGCTTGCTTTCTGAAATGGCAGGAATGACTTTCAGAATCTGTGTCGCGATGGCCGAAATAAGTGCTACGATTCCGGTAAACGTGCCCAGGTCGATTACGAATCCGGCAGTAGAAGGTTCAGAGGTTACAGCTCCCTGTGCGAAAACGGTCACTGCAGAGATCAGCATTGCAAACATTAAAATCATCTTTTTCATTTTGTCGTCGTTTTTAGTTAAACATTTGGTTTTAGTTGCAATACAAAGTTACGAAGAGCACATTGGAGAATGAAGGACAAAAAAACGACGGTTTCTCGGCGGACAAAAACAAGAAAGGAGACAATCGCTTGTCTCCTTTCTGTGTTGATAAAACTCTCATCGAAGAAGGGAATCCCTGTTTTCCCTATCACTCCGCTAAATTACAAAAAATATTTATATCCGAATAAAACGGATATGTTTTTTGACAATTCAATGCTTATTTACACTTTGAAACAATAAAAAGAAGGACGGATGTGCAACACTTTGCTCCGCCCTTCAAGCCAATTTTAAATACATGTAAATGTATTCCATTACAAACATAATACTTTTTATTGACAATCTCAAATATTTTTTCTATTTTAGGGGAGCCAATTTTAAAAATACATGTTATGTTAACCTCTGCCAGTACAAAGCAAAGGTGTCAGGAATTTTCTGACTTCCTTCGAAGTTCCGCGTCCGGTTTTGAGCTGGATTTGTCGGGCTGCTCATTGATTGAATGTATTGAACAAATGATCCGCGTGAAGAATCGTCTTTCTGAAGGATACGGAAAACATTTCTCATGTCTTCTTTTCAACCTAAACTACATCCAGAAACTTTTTGGATGTACAATTTCCCCTTCACAGGTAAATGAACTTTTCTGGACTTATTTTATTTCCTTCCTTACGAAAGAAAGAAAGCTTTCCCTCTCTACCGTAAAAACCGTGTGCAGCCAGCTAAAGACCTCTGTGGAATGGTCGGCAAGACACAGGGCCCGCATATCAGACACCTACGATATGCTGAAAATTCCAAGCTACTGCCATGAGCAGATTGCGCTTACCGCCGATGAAATAAGCCACATATATCATTTTGACGTAAGCTCCATTTCAAGGAGAAAGCAATATGTTTCTCACATGCAGCGTGTAAAGGATATGTTTGTGCTTAGCTGCAATCTAGGACAGCGTTTTTCGGATATGGTAAGGATAGAAAGGAAATGTTTTGACAGAAACATTTTCAGACAGATTCAGCAGAAGACCGGAATGATGGCATACGTAGACATAGAGAAAATGTCAATAGACAGGAATACTACTTACCGCATTCTTGAAAAATATGATTATTCAGCCCCGGTAAAGACCGACATATCATGTTATGACAAATACCTGAAACAACTGTTACGACATATAGGCGGAGAGTTCTGTGAGGAGATTAAGAGGGAGACAAAGGTAAACGGACTGATTGAAACGGCATTCTTCCCGAAATGGAAACTTGTATCCTCACACACAAGCAGACGCTCGTTTATCACTATAAACGTGCTGCGCGGATTCAGACCTCTCGAAATCATGCGTGCTTCAGGTCATAAGAGCTATACCAGCTTTGAAAAATATCTATGTTATTTCGATGATTGAAAAAGAATGAGAGACTGTATATGAAATGCAGTCTCTCATTCTTTTCACGTGTGGGAACTTAATTAAAAAGATACCTTATCCTTCCGAAATAGCCGGCATTCTCCAGGTAATTGTCATCATACTGGTTTTCGTAAGCTTCCTTTTCAAAACTGATCCGGTTGTATGCCTCTCTGCCAAAAAACATGAGCTTTACGAGATATTCCAGCACATAAAGTGCGTAAAACATGAGGAAGGAAATGCAGAACCACCAGGAAGATATTCCGGAAAAAATCACCAGTGCCCAGATGATTACTCCGCTGACTATCATGCACTCCACCCATTGACGTGCGTGGGTGCATTCATGATTCCTGATTCTCTGTGGCATCTCCTCCTTATTCTTGTATTTCGTACAGACCCATGCGGCCAGCGTAATGGTGTCGTAATCACCCCAGAGGAATGTGCGGGCTATCCAGTTGTCATATAAAATCTTTTTCATCTATGAATACTGTTTTTTTATAATGCGAGCTACAGACATCCGATTGCAATACCTATTGCATCCGCTATCATATCTTTCTTGTCGAATGTTCCTTTCTTCAAAAGTTTGTCCCAAATTATTTCCTTGGAGACTCCGATAACGGCCGCAATCAACGCAGCTGTCCACAAAGGAAGAAATAAGTCAGAAAATCTTACGATGATTATGCTGCAAATTATATGAAGCAATCAATCCATACCGAAGTAGTTGTAAATCTTATCTAACATAAAAAACAAATTATTACTACCCAAAACAATATACATAACATATACGGGTAGAGTATATATATGCCTTTAAGTATATTTTTCATAACTTACCGAGTTATTCTACAAAAATGGCATTTTTAATAGATTAACACATCGGCTATTGATACGTAGAATTAACACCATCCTCCAACATCTCAATATTAACTTCCAATTCACTTGTATTTTCTGAAACTGATATTGTATTAGTCCATTTCCTTGGAATGTCACTTTCCACTATTAAGTATTCTCCCATGTTAATAATTGTATGGCAAGTAAGATGTATTGATGCAAGTGCAGTACATATATCCTGTATAGACATACCATCAGTTGTATTCACACTCCAAGGTTTATTAGAATATGAAGTTCCCTCAACTTCATTGTCAATGTTTTCGCTCCTAAACAACGTAGTAGTGTATTCTTTTAAAGTAATAACGCCGTTGGCTGCTGTTCCTTCAAAGGATATTTTTACTCTCTCTCTTGTTCCATAATAAGTACACACTTTCACCCCATTATCAAAATAAGAACTGCCGACAAATGGAAATACAGGCTTATTTACAGATATATTATTCCTCCATGTTTTTAGCAAAGATGTATATTGAGTATTAGCATCAACAACTACAAGCTGACTTTTATCTACATAATCTTTGATGACATTTAAAAGTCTATCTCTATCTCCTGTATTAGCTGTATCATGAGCATATAAAGCAAGATGTTTTTTGTTCTTTACCGCTTCCTCTAATAAAGTTAAAGCATATTCCAGACTTTCAGTATTATCCAATCCATGTCTTGGTATATACCATCTATTAGTGCTTGCAGTTATAAATCTTGCTTCTCCGCTGAAATATCTTTGCCCTGTTGTTCCAATCGAAAAATTATAATACTTAGATAAAATTATAGCACTGTGGACATCAGAGTAATTTTCTGGAGGACACCACCCTTCTGTTTTCAAACCTTGCGAGACAAAATATTCTTTGGCTGATTTTATTGTATCTTCAAATTCGGTATCGCTGAAGTTATTACTTCCTTTATGCGGATTCCATCCGTGAGCTATGAAACCATTTCCTTTTTGCATTAATAACTTAAATTTCTCTTTCTCTTGTGGAGTTCTATTCTTGAGTATAAAAGCATTCATACAACAAGTAAGAGGAATACCCATTGGATTAGCCACATCGCACCAAGCGAAAAAAGCGTCAATATAATCTAACATTATACTAACTGACGCGGTTTCTTGCAATGTCGGAATATGAGTGTCTGCGTTTTCTAAAGATTTCAGTTTTTCAGCATTCTCTTCAACTTTTTCATCTAATGTTGGAGTTACACTTGACAAAGATATAGTTGCCTGTAAATCGTAACTCTTATAAATTATATAAGGATATTCAGATACTGAAGGAGCGACAACTTGTTTATATCCAGACTCAATCTTATTACTTCTATATATCGTCTGTGTATCTTCTGTATTATTATCACTTGCCTTACTGAAATACACTTCAGTCCAAGCAGCCCGAGTTTTATTATAATTAACAGTCAAAATATCATTCTCCGCAAAAACATTCTCTACTGACTGAAATGTCATTTTAAATGATTGTATATCAACCTTCGTTTCTTTACCGCCTAAAACATCTTGTATGTCTGATATAACTTGATTCTGAGCATCTATATCTGATTTAGCATCTTCAGAAACTTTGGCTATATCATTGAAAATATTCTTATCTTCTCCAGCAGCGATTGTAATTTTTATATCAGCATCATCTGCTGTTTTAACAAGGATATATGGATATTCTGTTCTTGAAGGAGTTTTACCTTGTCTTGTAATGGTTGTATGCACCAATCCTTTTATTACCAAATCAGCATAAAAATATTGCTGACCTAGATATGGTGCAACAGACGAGAATGCTATAAATATAGTTTGTCCATTAGGGTTATTTACATTAATATCACAATCTATATTATCCGGGAAAGGGTTATCAAAAATTTGCCATTCAGATGATGCAGAAGGTTCTAAGACTCTTTTCTTGTCATAAGTGCCGTCTGTACTTATTTTCCCTGTTTCTAAATCAAACACCTGATTATATAGCTCGGTAAGTTTGTTATCAAGGCTCCCGCTTCCATTACTCATCCCGACACAAGCAGACGAGGTGACAGGATATATTTTCTCACCCGTGGTAGGGTCTTTCAGTTGTGCTTTTTGTGCTGCCATTGTTCTATCGTATTTTAAATGTTTATTTCGTTTGTTTCTCCTGCGTTCTCATAGATCGGCATTCCGCTCAGTGCTTCCTCATATTTTTTCAGGTTTTCTATAAGCTTGTTCCCTTCTTCCGCTGTAGATGATGCGGACGCTGCTGCCTGTCGGGCTTCTGACGCTGCCGACGACGCGGAAGAAGCCGCGCTTTGGGCCTGCTGTGCTTTCTCGCTGGCGTTTGCTGACGATGTTTCTGCCTGCCTGGCAGCAGATAGAGCTTGTGCGGCGGACTGCTCGGCAGGCTGTTTCATCCAGTTAAGGAAATCCTGCTCTGTCCCTTCATTACCATTGTCAATCCAAACCTGATAGGCGGACTTACCTGTTACTCCCATCTGGATGTTGGAAGTGGAAAGAATTATTTCCTGCTCCAGTTTTACGTCTGATCCGGTTTGTTCGTCAGATTCCTGACAACTTCTTTCTACCAGTGAAAAAGCATTACAGCAGTCTGTTACCGTCTGACCATCTTTATATTTGTTAACCCATGCTTCTAACCTATATACTCCTGTTTCTTTCTGTACATCACGATTTACAGGAATAAGCAGCTCGTCACCTTCTGCTGTAAAACCCATCTGTTTCCTTCTTCCTGAAGGATACACAAGTATCACAGTAACAGGTAGCGAGTGTAAATCTGTTCTTTCTCCGTTCACGGTTAGTGTCCACCTTACGGAAAATTCTTTCCCTATTCTTATTTTCTGCATGGTCATATAGTCACTTCATCGGTTTCACCTATATTTTCGTGAAGAAACACGCCTGCAAGTGCTTGCGAGAACTGTTCTTCTGTTCCGGAAAATCCTTGTTCCTTCGCATATTCGTAGGCCGACTTCCCGGGAGCGCCATCCTGACCTGGTGCGCCGTCATTTCCGTCTCTTCCAGGGTCTCCCTTATCGCCTTTAAGAATTGTACCAAGAAGAAGCTCCACACAGCCTGCACCTTTCTCCCCTATCGTGGTTAGAGGACTCTGAAATGTAATTCTTACTTTCATGCTATAGGTCTTTAATGCGGTTATCTACTACTTCTATCGGTTCCTGCTTGGCTATTCGAACCACTTCGCCGACGATAAGCTTTACTTCGATTATGGCAGACACACTCAGCTTCTTTGTCTGATCAGAGGAGAATGTAAACTTTACCTGGCTCTCTTCTGTCTGCATATTCTCCTTTGAAAGAAGAACCTGATAATCGTCGTGCCGGTTGCGCAAAAGCAACTTGATTTCTGTCTGCGAGAAATCAGTTACAAGGCTCCCGTCGTCATCGGTAAATACCATTGTTCCTTCAAGGGTTTGTCCTGCGTATATCTTCATGATGGGTATTTCTTTTATTACAAATTTATCGTATCATTCACTGGTAATGAAGGACAAAAAGTCTACACGGTTACTTCGTCTACCTTCCCAAGCGAATCGTATGCCACTCGTTCTGCTAATTCTTTACTGACTATTTTTTGAGAAATTACTTTATTTTCAGATCCTGCTGATGTATCAAGCGACTGAACTAGAGCAATCTCTCCCAACGATACACCATCAGCTCCATCTTTTCCTTTTGCGGGCTTCCCTGTATCTTCTCCGTTAATGTACCAATTCCCGTTTTCTCCTATTGTGGGCGCTACATCAATATTTCCTCCTCCCAATACAGAAACTCCATTAAGAGTCTTTATATTTTTACCACTTTCAAGTTGTTCTTGAGCTTTAACCCATTCACCATCTTTCTGCCCATATAGATTTCCGTCTTTAGGTGCATCAAGATTTATTCCACCTCCGTCTTTAATGTTCTTGACGTATTCAAGCAGCTCATTTGTTGTGGCTGCATCATAGTTAATTATTCCTTTTCCCATATTACCTCATTACAGAAACCAGTTTTCTATCTTATATATAAGTCCATTCTTTACACTCACCTTCTTCCATATCTTCTCACTTATAGGCTTTGATTCATCATATAATGAGTAAATCAAGAAACTTCCAGTAAATCCTGTCACTGAATTTCCTCCTTCAGTCATTGATATTTGAATAGGGTTTATAACCATACCCGAAGTCCCCATCTTTAACCTTATATCTCCGTTTGTTATCTGTGTACTTTTATCGCCACTGTTCATCCTTATATCAAAAGGATAAATATAAAGAGACTCTCCTTCTATGTTTTTTAAACACAATGCGGCTGATTCATATCCAGAATTATTGTAGAAAAACCAGCTTGAAAGCATAGATCCGGAACTTGAGACAAGAGCCATTTGCCTTGAATCTGGATCTAATATAATCCTATTCCCATCAGAATTGGTAACAACACCTCCGGTGAACGTACCAGTAGCGGCTTTCAACTCTCCTGTAAAAGTCCCGTCTGCACCATCCAGATGTTTTACCTTCAAATTATCTACATCTATATAATCAGCTTTAAGTATAGGTTTCCCAGATGAATCAGTAGTAAATACCGCAATTGGAGTTCCTTTCGAATTATTTACAAAAAAACTACTGGCTGTAACTGTTACTGTTTTTTTAGTAATGTCAATACCTGTTTGTATAAGATCATTTGTGTTTACTTTCAATGAGATCTGATCTTTTACTACCGAAATTTCCGATGAAACATTCTCTATATTTTTTTTATTATTTTCAAGTTCATCTTTTACTACCTCTCCTGTACTGAATGTAAAACTGTCTGCCTTTATGTCCAGCTTCTTACTTGAAAAATCAAAATATACTTTTCTATCTCTTGTGCCTATATATGCCCTACCGTAATTTTTAAGATAGCATTCTTTCTTTACATTATCATATCCGATTGTAAATATATCTTTGTCTTTCAGTGAATAAGAGTTTATTCCTTGATACATTGTAAGATACGGGGCTCCATCTCCGTATGCGGAAAGTACAATTGCACTCTGCCGGTCTTCGTTTCTTTCATTACCAAGCTGCACAATTACATCTCCTTCTTTTGGAATGTCACTGTCTTCCTGATAACTTACAGAAGAAAGATCTATGTAGTCCTTACCTATTCCTACCACCTTACGCCACCAGTAATGGTTACTTACGTTTTCATATACTCCAGCTTTTATATTAAACGTCTGCGAACGTACAAAATCGCCTACCTTGAAAAGATTTTCCACAGCGGTTTCTCCGTCGTCCGTCATAAAATAGCATCTGTATATATCAGAAAAATAAGCTTCATCTTCATTGGGGAAATATCCTTTGTCGCCGTCTATAAAATAAGCTTCCTGCTCTATCTGCTCAACTTTTATGATTGTTCCTCTTGCTCCTGAAGCATTAAACAAAAACGAAGCACCTCCAAGCTCTGTTTTAAGAATCTCAAGAGCCTGAAATATAGCTTTCATACGGACAAATATCTTGTCAACTTCCAGGTAGCTTATACCATCTTCATTTGTCTTTAGCAGAAATCCTGAACCTAAAATACCAGATGTAAATGATTCTGATTGTAAAAATGGTAATATTATTCCTCCAAGAAATTTTTGAAGAAATTGAGTAGAATCTTCTCGGTCTTTGTTCAGGAAGAAGCTGCGAAGGTATTTCAAATACTTCCCCGTAAGAAGCTTGGTGGTAGGTATCGCTTCGTCATTAGGGGTAAATTCTTCATCATCTCCCTGGCGTGCCACATCAGAAATCTGCTTGTCGTTGATAACCAGCTTGCCGATAATGGAAAGCGTGCCTTGAACTATGTAGGAAGTGAAGCGTTTCAGCGGACGGATAAGATTATCGGCTGTCACTTCAAACAGTTCTTTCCATCCGGCTGTATCCTGCGTTTGTCCTTCAGGAGTAGAAAGCTTACCGTAGTCCAGTGTAATTTCACGGTCGAGAGTGGCAGCTTCCAGACTGTCGGTGGCGGTAATGCTTCCGATACGTATGTAATAGAAATCTTCGCTGGGATTCTCCCCGCCGATGCTTCCGTCAGTAGCATAGTCGTTCACGGAAAACAGCACCATGGCATCGTCAGAACCACGTTCCAGACGGGCATAGATGTAGTGTGCCTCCGTGCGGTTCAGACGGGTGTTGTATCCCGTCAGCGTCCAGCTTCGGTATTCTCCGTTTGGCAGATAATCTATGCCGTAGCTTTTCTGCGGAGCCACCATGATGGTACAGCCCGGAACCACCCCCACCTGAATCAGGTTGGGGTTTTCCAGTGCATTTTCTATCATGGACACGCCCTGGTAAGAAATTCGGTATGCGTTACTCTGGTAATCGGTTATCATTTCCCTTTTCTGTATTTCTGATTCATTTTCTCAATTTCCTTGGCTTCCTTGGCCATGGCATTCATAATTCCCAGGATTCGGACCGCCTCGCTGTCGTACACTGCGTCGTAGTCACTGAATCCCTGATACTTCATGATGTTGTTAATCATTTCCACCTCTATCTTGATAGGGTTCTGCCGTCCGTTCTTTTTCCCGTTAGGCGTGAACAGCTCCGGATACATGCGTGCGTAGGCTTCCTGCACGCTCTGAAAATACTGCACCATGACGGGGAACATGCGGGCTTCTACCATGCTAAACCAGCGGGCGTTTTTCTGTATCTGCCCGGAGTTGAACGACCACACTCGGCGCTTACACTTGCGCAGGTAGCGCCCTTCGCGTATCTCTCCCGTCTCGCGCACGGATTCGTTGAACAGCGTGGCCAGAAACCGGCATCGTGCATGCTTCATGCGGCGCAACTGCATCCGGATGGCGGCATGGGTCGATTTTCGCCTTACAAGCGTCTGTAGAACCTTCTGTGCGTCCCAGTACATGATAAGCAGATTCTGTGCCGACTGGTACTGCGCAAAGCTGACATCGGACATCACATCTTTCGGCGCTTTCAGACGAAGGGTCCCCATACGAAGGCGGATAATTCCGTAGGGAGTGACGGTGCGTGCAAAAGGATTGTCCAGGAAACCGAGCTTCTGGTCTATCCACTGGTCCACCTGCCATGCCCGCATGGGAATGCGCTCAAACAGGTGGCGAATCCCTTTGCGCCGGAAGAGAAACACCGTTTCACCATTTTCATCGGTCACGGTGCGCCGCACGATTTTCAGTCCGAGAAAAAGCATGAAGCATTTCAGCTTGAAAATACGGTCGGCACGTTCCTCGTCGCCTGCCGCAGCCATAGCCTCCTTACGCTTGTAAAGTCTGTTCACCTTTTCCAGCTCTCCGGTCGACAGCCGGTTCCAGCTGTCGGGAAGTGCCGGAAGATGTATCTGGTAGTTTGTCGTATCCATTTGTCGTTTCTTTTACCCAAAGTTAGGTATATGACAACTGAGAATGAAGGACAAAAAATAAGGGGTTCCCCACCGTTTCCGAAAGATGCGCCAGCAACCTCTCAAGTGGTTTGCGGCAAACCTCTCGAGCGATATGCGGCAAACCTCTCGAGTGGTTTGCTGCATTTGCTTTGAAAGGCCCTGCAGGGTATTGTAGAGGGGATGCAAATCAGTGCCTGTTGAAGGCTTGTGGGCGGAGTACAAAGAGGGCGTTGTCCTGGTTGTCGTAATCGAATAGGAGTTGCTTGTCCGATTCGGAAGTCTCAGTGAGAGGGGGCACATACAGCGGAGAATCCTTGATAAATTCTCCGAAAGAATCCTGATGGTTGGAAATGAATTTGCGGGCCTTTGTCATGGAGTAAGCGGCCTCGTTTTCGCTGTACTTTCGCTGTTTTTCCGGACGGCGCGACTCGATGTAGAGTGCTAAAGCCATGCGCAGACAGTCCACCGCCTTCTGCCACACCGCATTTATGGCATCCTTGTCTTCGCCCGTGAAAAGGTCGGACTTTAGCGAGCGCGTGCACCATTTTACCAGCGCATCGGTCAGCTCCTCCCCTATCTCCGGCTCGATATATGCACTTTGGCAATAGCGAATGTCAGGCAACATGGCGATAAACTTCTCCCGGCTTTCGTTAATGTCCAGAAAACGGTTCATCTCAATGGCGGTAGTAAACAGCAAATCTCCCTGCAGGTAGAAGTAACGGCTTTCGCGCCACAAATCAGCAAACACGGGGGCCTGACTGCACGCATCCTCTTCCAGGAATACCAGCAGACAGTCCACTCCGCGACGGCCCTTGAAATACGCATCGCGCTCAAACCGGCTCACGGATTTCTCGTCGGCCTTGTCGTACCCGTCGGTGTACACCTGGTTCAGTCCACCGCCGTCGTTCAGACTCACCGTGAGAATGCCGGTACTGTTGGCCAGCGACAAGTAGACCACCGGAAGCTGACAGGCACGTATCAGACGGATTTCGGGTGTAAGGTTTTCTTTTTCCACGTAGGCCGCCGTCACTCCGCCAAACTCTTCCATTGCCTTATCGTATTCTTCGCATACCTTTTCGTAGAGTTTCCGCCCAAGTATCGGCACAAGAATGTTCTCTTCTGTCTCTTCCATGATTGTGAGAAGTGACTGGTCGCCGCTGTACACGCTGGTGGGCACGTATGCCCTGATTTCTTCGGTTTTCGTTACTAACATAGTCTTTGTGTTTTTCCTCAAAGTTAGCGGTCTGATTCGGTAGTTTGAAGGACAAAAAACGAAAAATCGGAGGTTTTATGAAATTTAGAAACAATTTTAATGCGATTTCGGTTGAAAATTGTTATTTTTGCGGTAGGCAAATGTAATAAAACGATGAACATGAAATCTAAAAAAGTTATGAAAAAGACTTACGTGCTCATGCTTTCGCAATCTTTCCCGACCAAACATCCCCGGTCGGGAAACCCTACCGGATTCCGTGAGAAATTCCTTTCCGGAGAAAAACGACACACCATCCGGGCCAACTTCACGCTTTGGGCAAAACGCATACACGAGGTACAGCAAGGTGAAGCGGTTATCTCCGTCCGTCAGTGGGAAGGCCGTCCGTATTTCAGCAGACAAATAACAATAGGCTGCCTGACTGCAGAATCCGGAACAGGTATTCAGAAACTTACCTTCCATCTGGATCGCGACGGATGTGCCTCTTTCAATTTCTTTGACATCGACAGTAAATATCCGGAACTGAAAGAACTTGCGGCCAACGATGGCCTGTCGGTAGACGACTGGAAAGAGTGGTTCCGGGGTTATGATTTCAGCAAGCCAATGGCAGTAATTCAATTCAGTAAATTCCGGTATTAATGATGAAAGAGTATTTTATTGCTACAGCAATTTTTGTAGGTCTTGTGGCTTTCGTTATGGCAATGAGCTATTTCTCCGGTTTGGATTACGACATCCTTTTTATAGAATTTATGCTTACATACCTAGTGATTAATAAATTATCTGAAATACAGAACGATAAAAAAGAAAAATAATATGGCAGCGTATGACGTAAACGGGCGGTGCGAAGACTGCACATTTGCTGACGCATTTGGAAGAAGTTGCCAGCATGGGATGCTATTCCCTGTCATGGTACTAATTGCGTTTGGAGATGTATATCAGTGTCCGAACTTTCAGAAAAAGAATGCTGAACAGCTTCAGGAACAAATTCGATTAAAGAACAATGAAAATAAATAGGATATGGATTTCAAGAAATTAAAATTACTCACAGAACTGATTGATCAATATGAATGGCAAATGGGCCATGGTCTTGCGGTATGGATAGAATATTCTAATTGCACGACTGTTTTTGATAAGATATTGGAAATAGATACTGAACGATTCCCTAATTGTTTAGCAGAAAGAACAGGTATTTACATTGATCATTTTGAAGATATACTAAGCTTTTATACCAACGATATTGAGAAGTTGTTCCCTAAAGACGAAGATTGAAATATGCCAAAGAAAGAATTTAAAGTCGGAGAAACATTTCAGTGCGGACTGATTAAATTAAAGTGTATTGAATACAAGGATGAAAATCGTTCATGCAGATATTGTTTTTTTTAGATATAAATGTGATTTTGACATAGTAGGATTTTGTAGCTCAAAAAACAGAGAAGATAAAACCAATGTAATCTTTGTGAAAGTGGAGGAATGATATATGGCAAGAATAGAATTTACGAAAGAACAAGAAAAGGCTTTAATAAAATTCATATCAGGGAGGTTTATTTGTAGAAGCTGTCCTAGTTGCAAGCATGAAAAAGGATCAACTTATCCATTGTCAAAAATATGCTCTAATTGCAAGGACTATTCAAAATGGGAACCAAATAAATATCGTGTTAAAGTGGTGAAAGATTTAATAGAAGAAATCAAATTGAACAAGTGATTATGGCAAAGACAGAATATAATTTAGGAGAAATTTTCCAGTGCGGACTGGTGAAGCTGAAATGCGTAAAAGCAGAGGGAACAATATGCGAAGGATGTTTTCTTGATGATATATGTGAATTTTACAGCCAATGCAACGCCCTTATAGGATGTTGTGATGCTAGTAGGGAGGACAAAACCGATGTAATCTTTGTAAAAGTGGAGGAGTAAGATATGGATTTCAAATCACAAATAGGAACAAACATAAACCAGTCACGGAAGCTGTTAGAGCTGGGATTAAAACCAGGCACAGCCGATATGTACCTTGAAAAAAGTAAGACACCTGAATATGGAGAATATCACCTTCATACTATATGTGAAGGTATTGATCCTGAACACTGGTTCTCTGTTCGCATGAACCGAGACATTACTCCTGCATGGAGTCTTGACCGGCTTCTGGAAATTATGCCAAAGTCAATTACTCAAAGTAACCGCCCAAATGCTGATTTTGCAATGAATAGTGACGGAACCTTCTGGTTTATTTCATACGAAGAACTTGGATATGATATGAAGCACCAGGAAATGAATATTGGTTCTTTTGACACCGCTATTTGCATGATTAGATGGCTTATAGACAATAATCACCTAAACAAAGAATACTTAAAAGCGAAACCATGATTATTGGGATTATATTGCTTACCGTATGGCTTATTCTATCCGGATATTTGCACTATTTAGTTAGAACTGACATTTATCGTTTCCGAAAGGTAAAACAGATTAGTGCGCTTGCTGTGATATGGCTTATCCTACTTATTATTATTTGCATTTTTTGTTTTTAAATTTAAAGAAAGAATATATGAAAATATACGAGACACCTAATCCATTCTTTTTAAGCGACATATTTGTCTTTGCAGAAGTAGAGGAAATCGGGCTATGTTACATAAAAGTGAATTGTTTTAACAGAATCGAAGAAATTGGTTTTGATATTCAACGAAGAATGTGCCGGCATATCGAAGATATTATGAAATCTGCTAAAAAAGCTGCAAAAATTCGCAGGCATATTTTCAACAGTATTGATATTGAATATTGGGGGAAAATCCGTAATCAATGGTTACGGTCCGTGAAGACTCAAACATACATAGAAAATAATTCTGGAACAATTATTATGTAGATTATGGAACATATAATAAAATTCAGAGGGAAAGGATTAATCCATAATCAATGGATTTATGGAGGATTGGCAGAAGACCGTAAGAATAACTTCGTCATACTCCCTAAAGATGATTGGCGAAAAGGAGAATGCGTAAACGAAGATACCATCGGCCAGTTCTCCGGCTTCCAAGACAAAAACGGGAAAGAAATATACAAAGACGACATTGTGAGATGGGAACATGACAACAAACTGTATGTAATCAGATTCCAGGCAGGAATGTTTTATGCTTCAGTAGAAGAATGTAACGAACGGATTTATGGAGGATTCCCCCTTCACACCTTTACCGAAACAGCCGAAGAGGGATTCCAGTGTGAAATCGTGGGAAATATCCACGACAATCCGGAACTTCTAAAAAAGTCCCAAAACTTCTCCCCCACTTGCGCAACATGCAACAGTTATGACGACGGGAAATGTACCAGCTTCGGGAAGGAAGTAAAAGCGGAAGATTCCTGCAAATACTATCAGTCGGACGTGATTGAATATACCTGCCAGCAGTGCGGGCGTAAATACGAAATCACTGATTCCGATGCTGGAAATCGTGAGAAATTTTGCTGCAAAGCATGTGAAAACGGATATTAATCAAAACTAAAAAAACATGAGTAAAACCAAATTATATTATCTGTTTTTGGCTGCCATGTATGTGGTGTTGTCGTAACCTTTAACAATATGATTGAAGTTATAAAAGAAGGGAAAGACGAAAAGGAAATAGCGACCTGCCAGTTCTGCGGGTGTGAGTTTACTTTCGATAAAAGGGACGTGCAATCCAGAAGTGATGGGGAGTTCCCATTTACAAGAATAGAAAAAACATTGCTATATGTTTTGTGCCCCTGCTGCAATGCAGAGATAAGAGAGTGGAGTGATTACCAAGAAACCGAAAAACAGAAATAAATCCCCAAAACAACATTGCTATGGAATTTAAACATCAGAAAGACCTCGGTCCGGACGCCATTCAGAAATGGTGTGAGGAACTGGATGGGAAATCAAAAATAGAAATAAATGATACACAAAGGAGACTACTTTCCATTTTCAAAATGAATCATGAGATTGTTGGTAATTTCCTGAATGCACATAAAGAACTGTCTTCACAGTTTGATTACACTTCTTTCATGATAAATCTTGTCGGTGAAAATTTTACTTACAAGATAGATTATCCTTCAGCACTTATAATAAGTACACTTATAGACCGTCCGGCCATCGCCGTAATGTATGCCAATTACCTCCAGTATAAATGTTTCCAGTACGGAGTCAAGGAAATAAACATTGATGCACTGAAAGATATATTACTTTGGGAAGGAGTATTCAGTGAGGAAGTCTTGCATGAAATGTGGGACAAACAGAAATTTATATCCAGCGATAACCGTCTGCTTAACATGCTTGACTATCCTCAGTACAGGGAGTCTATCAGAAATATTAATACAGGCAATTATGACGAAAAAATAAATCAAAAAGGAATTTCCAAAATCTGTCAAAAAGCTTGGTCAAAACTCGTAGCAAAGATTAAAAAACTACTGAAATAACATATTTACCATGACCGCAAACGATTACTCAATAGAAAAATATGTGTCTGAATACCTGAAACCTCTGGAAGAGAAAGGAACCATATACAGAATACGAATTTACCCTAATCTGAATAGGATACGTTTCCAATTGAAGGAACTAATAAAAGGACTTCCAATAAAAGCAGAAATAAACAAAAAAGACAACTCAAACACAATCAAGTTTACTTTGTTCTTTTCTGCGATTAGTTACCAGATTTCATACGATGAACTAAAAAATATACTCTATTTCATTACAGATGCTAAAGAACGGTTAGAAGGTGAAATGAAATGGGTGAAGCAGTATGATGAAAAGAGCAATCGAGTTGTTCTTGAGGAAGGAAATGAATATATCACCAAATACTTAAAACCGCTAAAAGAAAAAGGTCTTATAAAGGACGTTCATGAAGACTGTGAGAGAGATATTTGGTTTACGCTGGTAGAAAACATAAATGGGAAAGAAATATCCGCGCATTTAAAACCAGGTAAAAATGAAGACTGCGTATTCTTTTATCCCACTACTGGATTTTGCAAATACAGGCCATTGTACATGGCCGGACTTCTAAACCCGAAGAATGACCCGCATTACACAGAGACAATTGAACAATATATCCTTCAAGGAATAAAGTATATAAAAGAACAATTTATCAAATAGAAATAAGCCTATGACCGCAAACGATTATTCAATAGAAAAATATGTGTCTGAATACCTGAAACCGCTGGAAGAGAAAGGAATTATCACAGACTTGCGGGTTATTCCATGCAGATGCCGAATCATGTTCAGACTGAATGAGCCGTCACGAGAAAACTCAATGAAAGTCATTATCGAAACAGAGGCAGACGAAGACCATATCACATTTTTCAAGTCCGATGTATCAGTAAAGGAAACATTCAGATCCCCAGAACGGATGTTTATTTATCAAAGACTGATGGCCGCAAATAAATCCCTTAATGATGAACTAAATAGGAAGTCAGTAAACACCGATTTATACATTACGAAATACCTGAAACCACTGGAAGAGAAAGGACTGATAAAGGACCTCGCAACGTGTAAGAATCATAGCGTCTGGTTTACGATGGTGAAAGACATTAAAGGCGTAAGCATTACCGTCAATTTGATTCCAGGAACGACAGTAGATACTGTTGCGTTCTTCCCTCTTCCTCTTGACATAGGTCGTTACGGAGTAGTAACAACATTTATCCCCAATCCGATAAATGATGACCACTACATGGAAAACCTTGAAAAACGTATTCAGGAATCAATGAATAAACTGAAAGAAATATTTGATAACCCACTACCGGAGTAAGATTATGGAATCAAAATCAGAAGGTAAAAAATAATAAATGAAATAATTTTTTATATTTACCGGAGAATTATATGATTGTTATCACATTAAAAAATAAACCATGAAAAAAGAATTTACCGAGGACCAGCTTGTATATATACGAGACATTTTCTTTCATGAATGTGACAGATATATTGATTCAGGAGAAAGGGATATGGCGCATGAAGCACTGGATATTGTCAACGTAGTACAGTCAGAATACGACTGTGACGAATACGCCGACCTGGAATCTTTTGTACTGGACGAAAGCGGGACTTATAGCTACATAGAAAAACGTGAATTGGAAGAAAGTGAAGAAGAAGCTGTCAGACTGATGATTCAATTTTCCAAATCTTCGGAACAGGACCCATCTGAAGAACTGAAAGAAGCGGTAAATGAGCATTTGTATTTAAACGATGCAAATCGAGGAAAAACGAAGCTGGATGTAGTAATGAATAGAAAAGCAAAGATAAACAGACTCATTATTCTTTGCATAAATTCATGCGAGGAAAGTGAATTGATAAGACTTGATGACATAGCAGACTTGCTGGCCGAAAACATTTAAAACGAATAAACCATGGAAGAAAGAAAAATCAACTTTAAAAAGAACGATGATAATACTCCGGTTCTTGATCCGGACGGAATGCTTTACGAAAAGCTGACAGAGAAACAGAAGAAAATAAACGAAAGAATCTCTTTATTGCTTTACATGCTAAAAGAAGGGAGCCTGAAAGAGGGTACAAAAGAAGCATTGCTTGAATTGTTTCATAAGAATGCAATAGACATCCTGAACGAACTTGGATATGAAGACAGCCTGAATAAAAAGTACAATGAATACATCCAGGAAATACGATCACTCAACCATGAGAACCGGGAACTAAGAAAACAGCTTGGCATGAAGGTATCGAACGAGGATGCAAGGGAAAGGTTGAAACTTATCACTGAATCATTTGAAGAATGGTGGCACAACGAAGGAACCGGGAATATAGATGATATTATTTTCGACCGGTACAAAATGACAGCCATATTGAGAGGAGGAATCTTTCCTTCCAGTCGTGAAAGGGAAATAAAAAAGCAGGTAGAAATGTTGAAGCAAAAAGGATTTGATGTATCGTCTGTTACAAACTACGGGCATCACCTTACTGCCTCCGAAAAAAACCTCATTATGCTGAAAGAACTTTTCAAGAGCGCTTTCCCGCATTCGGATATTGACGAAATAAATACAGCCACCTATCTGGGAGGTGAAAGCAGAGAAGAATATGTGTACGTTATTACAAAGATCATCGTTAATTTCAATAACCTTGACGACATTAAAATCACAGAGCCATGACCGAACTGAATACTGAAAACGTAGACCGAATTTTCGCCGACTGCATGTTTTGCAGCCACGAAGAGTACGAAGAATGCAAGAAAGAAGGACTTCATTTTTTTGTGCGTTCTATTCAGAATACCAATGTAAATGTAGGATTCCATACGGAACGTATCGAAAAGCACCGGCAGGAAATCAGAGAACTGTTGTTGCAATTACCTGAAGGCTTCTTTAAAGATAAAGGTGGCGGAGCTTCTTTCCTGCAAGCTGCTTTCGCAAAAGATGGAGGATTATGGACAGGATTCCATACAGAAGTAGAAAAGCTTTGCCTGCTTGGACTCGCTTCGAAACAGATGCGGATGCTTACACCAGACGCGGAGATATGGCCAATGCTACCAGGCGGAATGCCCTATCTGCGTGTGGAAATAGAACAGTAATTTTATACATTCATTTATACATAAAAATACAAACAGATTATGAAAGATAAAATCTTAAAAGCAATCAACTTTATTTTCCCTATTTTCGTATGTGCTCAAATAGCCTTTTCTGTTTTTTCATATTTTAACGGGACTGAAACAAGGGACTTGTTGTACAATTTTTTCATCTCTATTATATTGATGCTTTCTTTCATCATTGCACAGATAGCCAAGACATGCACCCAGTTTCTGATGATAAAGCGGATTGAACACAGATTGATTATCAATCTTTTAAACGCCATTCAAGGGAACACAAGCCATGAAAAACAGCCGGAAAATAAAGATTCAAAAAGCAAAGATGAAGAAAAATCGTAGTTACGCGAGTTCAGTGGCGATACTACGCCACCAAAAAATCTATTAAGCGCGACTGAAGTGGCGTAGTATCGCCACTGAAAAATCTATTAATAAACACTTGAGCGAAAATCAACAAAAATCCCGACAAATCAGACGTTTTGCCGGGATTTTTTCTGTGAATAAAACCAAAAAAAGAAGAAGAAAAATGTATGTTATAGCGTGGATTCTGTCTCTTCTGTGCCGGTTGCGCTACGGTCGAGCGTGGTAAATGTCTGCTGACGGATGACTATTTCTCCATGCTTGTCCCATTTGTTGAATGTATAGATATTCTTCAGGAACCGCAGATAAATGCGCTGCCGGGTAGAAAGCTGGTTTTGCTTGAGCAACTGCAATTCGCGCTGGTAAGTTCCCCCACTGCTACCGCTTTTACCGGGAACCGCACCAATAAGGGCCGGATGCACACCGTAAGCAAAGAATATAATGCTGGAAATCTCTTCAAGCTCGTCTTTTAATTCAGTTGAATTTGTCAGCTGCGGCACATCCACAATTTCCACCGCATGCTGCATCGTCTTTCCGTCAGGACCTACAAACGAGTCCAGACAGATGGTTTTCCCGTTGTTCTCGCGGCGTTGAAGGAACTCATTCACCTTCTTATAGATACTGTCACGTACAGCTTGTTTCGCTTCGGTAGTATCCGCTCCCATTTCATCGAACATCGCACGAAGGTATTCGTTGTTGATGAAAATCATTTTCCCCCACATAGTTGCATTCTGTCGGGCCATGGCCTTGTCGGTAATCAATGTCGTGGCGTAATCGTAAGTCATCGACGGGAAGATACTCCACCAGGACGGCTGCGGATAGTAAGGTTTCAGCATCGAAGGGTAATAGCTTGGGCAGCAGAACCATGTGGTACGTTTCTTCGGAGGACGGTTCTTACTCTTTTCCACCTGACGGCGAAGCTCCGTAAGCATATTTTCCGGCATCAGTGTGGGATAGGCCACTACATCTTTTCTTTCCAGCTTTGGCGTGGCATCCTTTCGCCACTTCTCCGCATAATACACGTAGTTTATGCGCATCCGTTCGTCCATTTCCTCCATTCGGCAGCACACCGCCGGAATGTTTCCTAATTTCACAATCTTCGGGTCCCACTCTTCGTCCTTCCGTCCGATGCTGAGACCGATGGTCGGAAAATAAATGTCCATGTGCGCGTCGTCTGTCATGCACTTCAGGTAGTGAAGTTCCAGATTGTTATTTTCGCAGAACTTGTCCCATTCCTTATCGGTCTCTTCCCAGGTGCGATAGTCTTCACGAAGCTGCTTCAGCTCGTATTCCGGTGTCCCAACCTGTGCGGAATCTTTCTTCTCCTCTCCGGAGACGCCCTGCGACCAGGTGATTGTGCCTCCCCCACCCTGCTCTTCTCCGCTTTCTGCTTTCTGCTGGTCAATCTGTGCCTGAATCTCCATGATTCGGTTACGAATCAGTAGTCCGGCATCCTTGAAGGGAATCAGCTCAGTCTTTACCGTACCGTTTACATAGCGTGACCATCGGTACATGAGCTGCGGCCCGAGCCCTACGGTCAGGTCGATAATATATTTGATGGCGGTTGCCGTGTACGGCAGACTGCCTACCAGCTTGTAGATGGTATTCGGCAGCATGTTGCCAGGTCCCCATGGAATGTAACCCAGACCGGGTGTCCCGGCATTGCTGACCGGCACCGGGTTTGACTGCCGGCTGTCGAAAATATCAAACGTGCCCTGAATGGGCAGCCCTCCGATGGCCCCTCCCCCTTTCATCATTTCCGAGGAAGATACAGACGGGATTTCCGACACGCGGGCCATGCCGATATACTGGTATCCACGGTCTACGAGTGAAGTCACTTTTCCTCTGAACTCCTTTATTCCCTGGCTTGACTTCTTACGGTTTATATTTTTTGTGTTTGTCGCCATATAACTACTTAACCAATATCTTTGTGTCGTTAATCTGCAGAATAAGTACGTCGTACACGTAACGGAAATCTCCGTTTGGCATTACCAGTTTACGGTATCCCTTTTCGCGGTTGTACGAAACGGCACGCTGCACGTTGTAACATTCGCTTATCGTTCCGTCCTTACACACAAAACGTATGTCGAACGGCTTATTTTTCCCGTCCGGAGTGCGGGCGTTCATCAGCTTGTACGCCTCCGTCCAGAGCAGACGTTTGGTCGGTTTCTTCATCTTTCGTTTGTTTTTATACAAAGATATACAAGGTTAATATGGTAATGAAGGACAAAAAAACGCACCTCCCTTCACAGGGAAGCGCGCTCAATAAACTATTAATAAAAAACATGTATGTTCAAATCTATTTACATAGAAATGAGCATGTAATCTTAACACATTAATTCACAATAACAAATAACTCACACCACCGTGTGCAATAACATGGTTACTATTTTTCTCATGATAATGCAAAAATATCCTATTTTTCTGAATATTAAAAAGAAAAAGGATGAAGAACCACTGTTCCCCATCCAGGTGTAATAAAACAAAGAACATTTTCATGCTCAATTCTTTGCAAATATAATGTTTTTACCGCACATAAGCAAACTTTGAAACTAATTGATTATCTGATTTATAATAAATACTTTTATTCAAACATGCTTTTATGCTTTTATATAAAAATACTTTTACTCTTTTATTATTTCATGCTTTTATATTTTCATTCATTTGTATTAAAACATTATTATTCTTTTGCATATCTGCATATTTGAATGTAGATACTTTTATTCTTTCATACTTTTATACTTTTATGTTTTTATACTTTTACTCAATTATTCTTTTATACATTCATACTTCTATGATTTTGTACTAAAATATCTTTCTCTCATCCATTTTGTATTTCCACACAAAAGTATGTTTATATAAAAATACTTTTATGTTTTTATACTTCTATTCTTTTATTCATTTATACTATTATTATTTTATGTATCCACACAAAAATGCTTTTATATTTTTATTCAAAAATACTTTTATGCGTTTGCACATTTGAATATTTACATTTTTGCATAAAAATATTTCTGCATTTATGTCGGAAATGAAAAAAAACGACTATCTTTGCAGTGTAATAAAACAAAAACATTTGATATGGCAATTACAATTTCTTCATTCAACTTTAAGGGTGGAGTAGGGAAGACCACTACCACCGTCAATCTGGCAAAAGCCTTACATTCTCTTGGTAAACGTGTGCTGGTAATAGATGCCGATGCACAGGGTAACGCATCTAAAATGATGGGATTCCGTCTGGCCACGGAAAAGGATGGTAAAACCCTTTACGAAGCCATGTCCGGAAACGCCAGCATCATGGAATGTGTGTTCTGTGAAAATGAAAACGAAGAAAGCTTCGACTTCATTCCTTCACGCCCGAACTTATACCAGTGCGAACAGGAACTGGTGAGCCGTACCGGACGCGAATACATCCTGCGCATGATGCTGAACAATCTGGAAGACCATTATGATTTTATCCTGATTGACTGCCCTCCGAACTACGGACTGGTTTCTATCAATGCAATGGTGGCTTCTGACTACCTGCTGATTCCTATCAACTGCGAAGTATTTGCACTGGACGGAATGGGCCTGATTACCGCAAAATACGAGGAAATCAAAAAGCTGGTGAATCCGAAACTTGAAATCCTTGGTTACATCATGTCACGCTACGACAAGCGTCTGTCGCTTCACCGTCAGGCATACGAACAGATGAACCAGAATTTCCCTGGGAAGGTGTTCAATACCACCATCCGCACAAATATTCAGCTGGCCGAATCGCCTGCGCAGCGCATGAACGTGTTCGATTTCGCTCCCAACTGCACGGGAGCTGCCGACTACATGGAGCTGGCAAAAGAGATTCTATCACGATTAGATAACCAGTAAAACCCACGATTATGGCTAAACAACGATTCAACCTGAATGAAACAATGCTTGATGCGCGGCAGGGTATTGAGGAAGCACGTGCCAACGCGGAGAAGGCAGGGGAGGAGGGTGCTGCGACTCAGGAAAAGGCAAAAGAAAAGACGGAAAAATCTCCTGCTACCTTCACTGCTGAAAACTCATGTGTTGAAGCAAATAACCAGGAAGAGGAAAACATCCGTCCGGAACAAGAAGCTGCGCCCGATAAAGAATCCGTGAAAAGCGAATCACCCGCAGTAGAACGGAAAATAAACGGCATTCGGAAAAGAATTAGAAAAGATGAAAAAGAGGGACGCATCATGCGGAATGTCTATCTGGAAGAAGACATGCTGGAGAAGCTGGAAGACATTAAGAAAAGCATGAACAAAGGCCGTAACAAGGAAAAGAAAGATACCTTAGTGTTTGTCATCGACCTGCTGAATGTAGCCGCGCAGGAGTTCATTGACAAATACTACAAAGACATCGTGGGGAAATAATTCGCACAATTCATACACTGAAAGGGCAGGGGAGCAAAAGCTTCTCTGCCCTTCGCTTTTTGAATGATGTCACATTTCTATCTCGATGGACGGATTCCAGTCGTCCGGATCAGAAAAAGTGATTCCCGTATTTCCACTGAACAGACGGCAGATGGCGTTTGTGCACCGGTTCCTCAGAAGCGGAACGCCGGAAGCCTGTGCACCGTAAAGCATTTTCCCGTCGGCTCCCAAAGCCTCTATTTTCAGCGTCACGTCAAATTCTTCCGACTCGGTAGGAGTGAAGGTAAACACGGAGAAATAAAGCCCGCTACGGCCCGCATACTCGTCGCCTATCTCCCAGGTAATCGTATATTCGGATGCGGAATCTGCGTCACCGTTACCGGTAGTCACATCCAGCGTGCGAAGATGACCGCCTACCGTCATCCGTACCGATTTCACAGAGGCAGGGAACGCATCTTTCACGGTAATCATGGCACGGCTTACTACGCGCTTCATTTGCAGTTCCTGACTCGAAGCCATATTCTCGTCCACTTGAAGCGAAAAGTCCTGCCAGAAAGTCTCTGTTACTTTCTCAGGAGTATATTTCATGCCTTCCATACTTCCTCCGGTACTGCTATGAGCCAGGAAGTATACATGATGCGCTCCATACTTCATATTCAGGGTAAGGGGAGAAGGAAGCGAAACGGTGTCCGCCTGCATCTGCTCGCCGTCCATGTAATCCCAATAGGAGAGGGTAGTGGCCAGCTCGGCCAGCGTGCCGGCACGTGAATTATTCCACTGGTTGATGTCTCCCTGTCCGATTTCCATAAACACCGGAAGGAAAGACACCCTGCACGTTTTCTCACTCGTCTGCTCCATATCCGTCGGACGGACGATGTTTTCCTTGCTGCAAGCCGCCATAATCAGGATTGCAGCCATGCAAATGATTTTCGACAAATTCATGTTGTTTAGTTTTAAGTTTATACCATAATTAACGTACGTCCGGAGTTTCGTTTCCGGTTTTGATGGATTTTTATTGTAAAGTTCGGAAAGTTTGCACCTTTATATAGTTCGGAATCTTTGCACCTTTACACGAAATAATTTCCCTTACTGACGGAATCTTTTCACCTATTAACGGAATCATTGCACTTAAACGCTTTTAAAAATCTAATAATCAATGATTTCCAGCATCTATATAATTATCTATATGTTATAATATAAAGAAACGATAGTTTCTTAAATAAGGGATAAAAGAAAAAATATATCGGTCTGTTTTTATTAATGATATTATGATATAAGATATATAGTAAAGCGTAATTTGCTATAAAACAAATAGTTATACTAATAAAGGTGCAAACTTTCCGTTTTTAGGGGTAAACTTTCCGTCAATATGTACTAAGTTTCCGTGTGTATGGGTAAATATTCCGTCATATAGGGAAAAATTTCCGAACATATATAGATTAAAGGTGCAAACTTTCCGAACTATTTTTATTCAATATTTTCCGTTTTTGGAAAATATTGTCGTTTTATTTTCTGTTTTTGGAAAATATATCTATATTTGTGCCAAATAACGAACCAATGAAGATTTATTTAGAAGAAAGATTAAAAGAGTCAGGTATAAGCAAGGATGAACTGGCAAAGAGACTAGGTATTTCCAATTCAAGTCTGACAAAGAAATTAAACGGTCCGTCACGTACTAACCTACAATTTCTGGAAAGTGTGGCCGATGCGTTGGGAATATCTGTTTTCTCTCTTATTGAGGATGAAAAATACGTGAAGGTAGGTACATTCCAGTCCGATGGGAATACTTACGAAATACGAAAAATAAACTGATAGCCTATGCGACGGAAGAAAAGCACCACCGAATCAAGCAACTCACTGATTAAAGAACTTAGCTCAGTAGAGTTTATTAAACAACCCTATCTGTATGCCATGGTAGGTGCAGATTTTTCACTCTACCAGCGGAGTATTATGATAGAAATCATGAAGTCCATGCAAGACCGCTTCAATGAATTTCTGAAAAACAGACGTGCAGACGGACAAATGTCACTTTTCCCTGATGATCTGGACGATAATCAGATTCTCACATTCAGAATCAGCGCTTCCTCTCTTGGAGTAAGTCCTCGTGACTATATGTATCTTAGTGAGGCATGCGATAATCTGATGAAGATGAACTGTTCTTTTTACAGATATGATGAAGTGGGAAGACCTATTCGTACATACGCACATCTGTTTTCTACGATTGAAATGCCGATGATTCCGGTTTCAGGCTCGAAAGAAAAAGAAAGGAGGATGAACTACGTGGAAGCGCGTATGGATGCAAAGGTATTGAAAGAACTGTGCGATTTAGGTAACGGGAAAGGTTATCTTGACCACATTTACCGAATAGCCCGTATCTGCAAACGCAAACGTACACCAAGCATTTATATTTATCTTTCCAGATGGAAAGACTTCCCAAAGAAATCGGTGGAATATGTGGAGCTCAAGAAATTCCTGGGAGTGATAACATTGGAAAATGTGGAGGTGAACGGGGTAGTTACTAAGACTTACGAAAAAGACCGATACCCGAAATTCAGTAAATTTTGTAAGGAAGTGATGGACCCGATACGTGAAGACCTCGACCGTATGGCCAGCGAAAATCAGGTGGACTTTACTTTTGATTATGAGCCTGTATATAAGGGTTCAACGAAGAGAGGAAACCCTGACGAGATATTATTTAAAATCAAGCTGAGTGAACTTGGGGAGGAAATGTCGCGTAAACGAAGACAGCAAAAACTTCCCGCTGATATTTGGGACTTGCTTCGCTCTGAATATAAACTGACAGAGACAGGTGTGCGTATGCTGACCGATATGCTTCCTGACGAACTGATGAACGATTTCCGGGCCGAAGTGCTGGCACTTCGTGACCGAATGAACCGGTATAAGGTAAACAATCCGAAAAGTTATGTGGTGACTTCACTCAAGAATTTTATTATCCAGCACACGCCGGAAGTAAAAGAAACAAAAGAAGATAATAGGGTAGAAGAGAAGAAGAAAACCGTCAAGCATAAAACAATAAGTGAAGAAGATAAAAGCCGATGGATGGCATTTATGGAACTTCTTCAAGGTTCTGTAAGTCCGGTTGAATTTAGCACCTGGCTGTCGTCGATAGAATTTGTTTCGCTTAATGGTGAGGAAGTGACACTATCTGTACCGGCTGCATACGTAGCGACTTATATTGACGAAAAGCTGAGCGCACCATTTAAACAAGCGCTTAATGCAGTGTATGGTGAAGACGTAAAACTACTTTATGAAGTAAGAAAATAACGAATAAATCCCGGAACGGAAAGCACCGTCCCGGGATTTTATTTTCACTCCACATAGTCCTTCGTGTCGACGCAAAGCTCTACTTTTTGTACATCGGTCAGTTCGACGAAGACCGCATACCAGTTGTTCAGGAATGGGCCGTAGGTAGAATAGTGAAGCTCCTCCGTTTCAAGATTTATGTTCCGGAAAATATTTCGTTTTTCCTGCTGCTCACGGAGCCAAGCCAGAAACTTCTGCATGTGCATCTTCGCTTCCTGAATGGCTTCGTATGACTGCTGCTTGTCGGTAGGATTCATATTTCCCGTTTTAACGAGAAAATAAACCACGTGCACAGGTTTGTCCAACCCTCCTTTGATTGTTCCGTCCTGGGCAAATTCGTAGCCCACACAAGGCGATTTCAAGTCGGGCAGCTTGCTCATGAACGAAGGAATAGCTACAATGTTGTCGAAAAGGAAAAACCGTTTGTTCTTTCCGGTTTCTCCGGGCGTATGAAGCATGGGCTTGTACTTCGTGGCCCATTCTTCGATGATTTCTTTTAATTCTGTCATAATTAAAATTTTGTGGGTTTTCTTATTTCTTTATCCAGTAACATTATAAATCCGATAAAAGCAAAAGCCAGTAACGAAAGCCATATTCCCAATTTCCCTAATTCAGCATAAAGTAGCATGACTATCATAGCTGCTGTGATAATTCCTCCCAGAAGATTAGTCAGCTCCGATTCTTTTTGGAACATGAGGAAGACACCCAGAAGAAGGACAGCCAGTTCTATTCTTATCTGCTGGAGAAAATACATCCCTACCAGCAAGAACGTGTTCGACAATATTCTGATTATCGTTTTCATTTCATCCGGAATTTATAATCACTTCGTTTAAACTCGTCCTGGAAAGAAACCAGTACGCCGTTTTCGATGAAGTCCTGATAATAGGAAGACACGAGCACTTCCAGTCTACGGAGCTGGTGACGAACCTCCATGGCAATGATAGGTCGTGACTGGCGGTCGCCTTCTTCCTTCCATATCTGATAAAGCTGGTTGAAACGGGCATCCTTGCTGCGTTCCACATCTTCGATGGGCTGTCCGGCACCGACACCCATATCCACGAAATACAGGTAATAGTTGAAGAAGAAGGAAATCTTCTTTGTGTCACCTCCGGCCCCATTGAACACCTTGGCATACATGCGACGGTAAGCCTGTCCGGTGCTTTTTTTAGCTGCCGGCGTATTGCGGTACCCGATGTACGGACCGGGGAATCCCCCCGGCCATACATGCTGTGTTTCGAAGTTGGTCTGAAGCTGCCGGATCATGTTGTTGGCCCAGCGCGTCAGGTCCAGAAACTCCTCTTTGACCGCCTGACTGATGGTTTTCTGTTCTGACATGGCTTATTCAATGATATGAGGGATAAACTCGCTCAGGTTGTCTGTTACTTTGGAAGAGGTTTCGCGGATACCCATACCGGCAGAAAGCCCTCCTATCACCCAGGAACCGATAACCGGATACTTACCGTCGAAAGAAGGGATTTCCGCCAGTTCCTGATATACATAGCCTTCTTCTCCGTAGTCACCACCCGTCTGTTCGATAACCTGTCCGTCTTTTACCAGCGTGACATTTGCGCCTTCACGACTGAACACCGGCTTTTTGCAATAGTTTTTCATGCTTGGTGTCAAGTGGTCTGTGCATTTCAGTATGTAGGGAGAATCCGGATAAAGCTCACTCAGTATAGGGAGCATGGCCTTGTTTGACATCAGCGATTTCCACATAGGCTCCAGCCAGAGAATGTCGGCCGTACATCCTTCCTGACTCTCGTTCATCATCCACTCCCAGGGGTAAAGCTTGAAACAGCATCTTATTCTTTCTCCGGATGGGTCGTAAAACGCACCTTCGTCCAGGTTGAGCTGTTCCATTTCGATTTCTGCCGTATTCAGTCCTGCTTCCATGGCTGCTGCCACCAGGTATTGAAGGGTTTCTTCGTCTTCCACATTCTCACGGCAGCACACAAAATGGTAACGCTCCATTCTGTACCGGTCCTGAATATCCTTGAAGCTTTGTACCAGGCTTTCGTGGATGGCATTGAACTGGTCGGAGTCTTTGAACAAATCTTCCTTCCACTGCCATTGCACTACGGATGCTTCGAGCAGTGAGGTAGGGGTGTCTGCATTAAACTCCAGCAGCTTGGGCACTCCGTCAATCATTGCGAAATCAAATCGTCCGTAAAGAGAGAGGTCGTCTCTTTCCCATGACTGGCGTATGTCGTGCTCCATTCCTGCAGGAATGCACAGCTTGTGGAAGAGATTGTAGTCTATTACGTGTTGCACTGCGTCTACATACATGGCATAACACATGTTTGTAGCTTTTTCAATTTCTTCGATTTCCTTCATGGTGAAGGAATAGTAGGCATTTTCTTTCCAGTAGTCCGTATGGAAATTAAAGCCCATGTTCTCTATCTTCTTTTGGTAGTTCTCTCTCGGTTTGATTGCTATTCTTTTCATGGTTAATATGTATTACATAGTTGATAAGTAAAGTAGACAGGATTCCGAACATTCCGATGCCTCCCAGACTGACAAACACCGTAAAGATCCTTCCTCCAGTTGTAACCGGATAAAGGTCGCCGTATCCGATTGTAGTGACCGTGCAGTAGGTCCACCAAAGCGCATTCTCGGCCGTGTTGATGGAACCGGAGTCATATTCAAAGAAAAGGATAAGCACCGGACCCGTCATCATGAGCAGCGTAAAGAGGATGAAGAATGCGAACCTTGCTGTTTGTATGGAATTGTGGCGGCAGTAGGTGGCGAACCTGTTTACGCTTCCTGCAATTCTTATGACCTGAACCAGACGCATCAGTCGTAATGCTTTCAGTCCCGGAAGCCAGCCGAAAGGAATGCTTGCTATCAGGTCGATGAAATTGCGAAGAGCAAAGCGTCGTTTCTTTTCTGCATGGACAAAGCGGTATATCCATTCCGAAAGGAATACCACGCAGCATACGTTGTCCATCCAGAACAGCAGTCTGCCCATTTCCGGATTTATGGTGATTGACTCCTGAAGAATTAGTGAGAACACCACAAATACGGTCATGGACAGAACTACCATTTCAACCGGTGACAAGTTGATGTCTTCGTCCATCAGGCAGAGATTGAATGTCCTCGTCCGGTACTTCCAAACACAGCTCCCTTACTGGTGCTTTTACTCCCGGAAGTGGAGCTGCTGTAAGAGGAGCGGGAAGGAGTGATTCCGGAGCTTACGCTGGCCGGCGGAGTGACCTGCACACCGGAAGAGTTGGTGTAGTATCCCTGCGACGGATAGTAATAGTAGGTGTTCCCTCCCGGACTGGACATCATCCATCGCATCAGCATGGCATTGTAAATCCAGCTGTTTCCGTTGCTGTCGCGATACGTCTGGTTGTTTGTAGGGTTTTCAGGAAGCATGCTTCTGTCTCTGTTTGTGGAGCAACTGCAGCTCGAAAAAAATGCAAGTGTAAGAATTGCAATAGCGCTTGAGTATTTCATTTTTCTGATGGGTTCTTTAAGCCGCCCAAGGCTGGTTATACGTAGTTTAATGTTTTTATACTTTTATGTTTTTATGTAAAAGTAGTTTTTCTAAATTACTTTGTTTTCTTTTAGCCTGTTGTTCACTTCCTCATACACGGAATAGAGCATATACTTTTCCCCTCCGCAGCGTGTCATTCTTCTAAGAGACATGTGTAACGCAGACAATCCAATCCCGTTTTTCCTCGCACATTCAGCTACTGAATAATAAACTTCTCCTGTTGACAAAGCGATTACTTTTTTACTCATGTCAGGAGGTGATTTCCGGTTAGGTCCAAAATTGCTGTTGGGGTCATTAATCAGTCTTTTACTGAGTTCTCTTGAAATCTTACGTCGCTTTTCCTGTAGTTCCTTTGGCCAGTTTTGGAATGACTTGATTAATTTATGACCTTTACAGAAGTGACCAGAGTCTTTTTCACGGTGCTGATTGAGACTAAATTTCAAATCATCCATACGTTGCTCTTCATATATTTTTCTGAAGTCCTTCTCGTAATACCATTGAAGCCCTTTGCATATAGATTTTTTCCGGCAACTATTACTGATTGCATGTCTACTTCTCCCGGATTTTTCTGTTGCCTCTTTAATAGATTCAAAATAACCGGCCACAGTCCCGTCAGGATTTACCGCGACTACTGGATGTTTACTACCTCTTGTGTATTGACTGTTCGATGGCATATTTTTGTCAAATTAAACATAATTAGGTTTATGTCAAACTCTTTTTTATCTGATTTCTTTTTCATACTTTCATGATTTTATTCTTTCAGGCAACTTTGGAATGTTTCCCAGATATTCTTCTGCACAAAGCTTCACAAAGAACGCGAGCCATATTTACCTCTACGGCATTTCCGATAAACTTCTTCTGGTCAGCTTGTGTACCGACAAGAATATAGTTTTCAGGGAACCCCATAATCTTTTTCAGCTCGTCTATGCGAAGCATACGCATCTTTATGTCTGCCAATCCATACACAAGCATAAATTGCTTGATTTTTACAGTCATCGGGCTGTCTCCATTTTCTATGCAGATACCTATGCCATCTTTTGTGTTGACAAGGTAAGGAGGCATTTTATCCATTCTTGCTATAAGCGTGAAACACGGATTATCTACCGAACCGCTTGCACTTGCAAATTGCGGATTCATCAGGAAGCTTTTTCTTTTGCATGTAACTAAGCTGTATTTTGGATTTGTTGTGATAGCTCCTAAAGGCTTTTCTATAGATGCTGCGCTTGAAGCTCCAAACTGCTGGTCGATGAATACAGGTGTCAACAATGCAAGCCTGTCTTTTGTGGTCACAGTCGGAGCAGGACTCTCTACCGAATGGTTGTTCCCGTTACCGTAGTATGCTGTGACAAAAGCATGATGATCCTTGCAGGTAATTGTTCCGGAAGGTTCTTCAACAGAAATATTCTTGCTCTCAGGATGCCCGCTATATTGCTTTGACAGGAAAGAAACCTGCACTTTTGCAAATCTGTTTGCGGTAGTAACTACTCCTACTGGTTCTTCGATGGATGTACAAGTGTCTTGTGGTCTTACTGTATTGTAACGGGAGATAAAAGCGTCTTTACCTCCGGCCACAAATTTAATCAGACCGGCAAAAATACGTTCAAGTGTCTTCTCCGCCAATGGTTTCTTTCTGGAAAATATGCTTTTACCTTCGTCCGTGAAGTCCAGAACATCCTTTACCGGATTCCACTTTTCAAGTCTTCCCATCATATCCGTTTTACCATCCTTACAGTGTGTAGCATCCGGAAATACTATAGGAAGACCACGCTTAGCAAAAATGCCGAAAAATCTCTTACGGGTAGTATATGCTCCATAATTAGCCGCATTCAATATCTTCCAGTCAAAGTCATATCCGTATTTCTTTACATTTCGTTTCCACTTCTCATAACAACGACCTTTATCTTTGCTTATCGGATGACCTTTTTCGTCCATGTCTCCCCAGCTCATAAATTCTTCCACATTTTCAATCTGAATATAGTCAGGGTTTATGGCTTCAATGTATCGGAAAAGATGTTCGGCCAGTGTCCGGCTGTCAGCATCGCGCGGCTGTCCCCCTTTTGCCTTGCTGAAATTGGTACATTCCAGCGAAGCCCATAGAACTACATACGCATCCGGATATTGCATTTTCATCTTCTCTACATGCGCGACCAGTCCTGAAAGCTCCAGCGTTCGGATGTCCTCTGTGAAATGAAGCGCGTCCGGATGATTTGCCGCATGGCTGGCGATGGCATTAGCATCGTGATTTACACAGGCTATTACTTTTGCGCATTGTGATTCGTTGACACGTGCATTTTCTACACCGGTAGAAGTTCCTCCGGCTCCACAAAAAAGGTCGATGTATAATAAATTTATCATTTTATCTGTAAAATTTAGAATGTGAGTGTGTACCCTTCGGACGCACATTCCGGTTAAACTTTGTATGGTACTTCTTACCGTCCTTCCGGGGAACGTGACGGTTCTGACCGACAATACTGAAATAGAACGGCACATGGCGTGAGGTATGGCGGAGAGTTTGGGCTAGTTTTTCATACGCTTCTGTAGAGCCAAAAACAGAATATGGATTTTGATATATAGTATGACTATAAAATATTTTATCTGTGTACATCATAAACTATTCCGTTATTTCACCTTTCAACCGCTTAATGGCAAGGTTTCTTGCCTTAATGGTTCCTTCCTGCTCGCGGACTTTTGTTTGGAGCGATGAAACCCGACGTTGCAATTTCTCCACCGTGGGCGTGTTGTTTCGCTCATAGTTCAACTCTGCCTGAAGCTTTTCCACCTTTTTCTCCAGCTCCGCAGTGCGTGCCTGTTCGCGCCGGTAGTCCCGGCAGAGGTACTTAAAAAGTATCTCTACCGGAATGTCCAGTGCCTTATTCCACTTTTCCATCGTCTTCCTTCTTTTTGATGTACCACTCGAACTCTTCCAGCGGCTTGTCTACCACAGAAATGTAGTCTCCATCACGTTTCAGAACGCCTTTGTTGATAAGTTGCCGAATAAGCTTCAGACCGCTTCCGTAACCGTAATGAATATTCAGCACGTTTATCGGGTCAGTATTGATACATTTCTTTCCGCCCTTTTCTGTGATTCCTAAGTTGTGGCATACACGAGCGGCCGCAGACAATTTCTCATAGTCGTATTCCTCGAACTCAGGCTGTACTTCAGCTTCGGCCTGATACGGATATACGTCCATGATGGCGGTCTCTGCGATGGATGCAATGACATAATCGGCCATCGTACCTTTCATTCCTTCGTCCAGCTTCTTCACCGCATCTCGAAGGTCGGCAGCCTGTACCAGAATGTTGGTGGCTGTCTTCTTTTCTGCACCGCTTTTCTCGTCGATGGTGATAAAGTACAGCTTGCATTTGTACCACTTGTCGGCAGCTTCCTCGTCGGACGGGAATATCTCGCTGTAGTTGGCCCGCTTGATGTCGATCACTGTGAACTCTCCTGTAATAAACGGCGTGACTTCTTCAATGAGACGTGCTTCGGCTTCGGTGAAACTCAGGGCATCTACCAGATAGGGCTCTGTCACTTTCTTGTTCATCCCGTTTTCCGCTACCTTTTCGTAGCGGATTTTTCCTTCAAACCATGTGTGCATCATAATTTGTCCTCCCGTATTTTTTCGCGTTGTGCAATCATGGCATCGGCAAAATCATAGGCCATCTTAGCCAACCATTCCTCGTCGTATGCTATCACTGATTTATATTCCAAACCAAATAATTTTTTAATCTTATTTTTAAAAGTCATGTATTCTGATACATTTTTCTGCATCAATACCTTCATCGCTTCCATAGCGATGTGGTCTCTACTGATATTACTTTCTGCCATAGTTATTTTATTGAATTAGATAATAATTGTCATTATTGCGTAAGTAGCTAAATCGAGAAAAGCATTTTCCACTTTTTCTGATTGTGATTCTGCTTCTTCTTTATCCAGCAAAAAATATATTTCTTTAATCTTTGATTTCAGAATTATTCCAGCTATCGGTGTACCTCGTAGAGCAATCATACGATAAAACTGAACATTAGCCTGATATATTTCTCTTTTACATCTTTCTTCTATCTCTTTTTCTACAATCATCTTTTCATGATGATATTTTTTGTAAAAAAACAGCAGGAAGTATATGGAGTGATTGTAAATTTTAATCATAGAGGCACCAATATCACCATCTTCCTCAAAAGAATTACATTCTTCATAAAGAAACTTCAGGAAGTTTGGCATACCAGGGTGAACTACTTCCTTCGGGAATCTTATTTCATCGGATTCCATCTTTTTTTTAAAAGATATTTCCCATGAATTATCGGAACATTCCCATACTCCACAAAAAGGATTCTGGTAACTTGTATGACCTTGATAAACAAAACCTTTTCCCATATTTTACTTTTGTTTCCTGATCCAAAGAATTGTCATCACGCAGTAGTTGGCCAGGTCCAGATAAGTATCTTCCAGCCTTTCGTCCTTCACCTGTCCTTCACCATTATTTTTAATCAGGGAATTTATTCTCCGAATTTTGTCACCGATGCGGATTTTAGCTACCAGGAGTCCGTCTTCGTCCATCGACTTTTCAAAGGCGTTCCCATAGTCGGCATTCTTTTTGCGGTAGGTGTCAAGCTGTAGTGCGCTAATTTCAGCCATAGACAATCTACTATCCAAAGATCTGTTCTTATAAGCGGAACGAGCTAAACCAGCAATATGAAGTAAACTTTCTGTACAATATAAATCGGATGCGGTCTTCTTAAAACAATCTTTATACAGAGCATTTATTCTATCATGCTTGAATCTTAAAGTCCCATCTGCCAGCGCATCGTAAGGTTTAAGTTCATTCAGCACCTCTTCAAACTTCGCAACCATTTCTTCCTCGGTTTCTTGCGCGGGATTCTCCGGTTGTTTCTCTCCTTCTTCGTTATCAGAAGGTATATTTACCGGTTCAGGCAGTTCTTCCAAAAAATCTTCCGGAACGTCGACTATGTTCCGACCCCACTGACCTACCTCATACCAGAACACAGGCTTCCCGTCCCTGCGGAGCTGACGGGTATTATGCACTTTGTAGATTGCAACCTGAGCATTTGAGATATGTTTTAATTCAAATTCCCCCATCTGATACGTCAGGGTCTCATTTGCCAATTTAAGCGAGTCGTAGTCTTTCAGCTTTACTACCTGACCTGCACTGAATTTTGATACGTTAATTTTACCTTCCATATATGTTGCTATTTTAGTTCCTGATGGCTGTTCATTGCCTATTATTTTTCTGAAATCAAGCTGTGGAACTTCGGTTATATCTCGGATGTTTAACATATCCTGTTCTTTTTTCTCAATTAATGGCCAGAAACCTCCGAATAGTTCCATCATATTTCCAGCGTCTGATTTCATATCAAGTAAACCATTGAGTATTCTTTTATTTATTTCAGGAGGATTTACTCGTTTGTTATTCCTTTTTTTCTTCTTTCCCATCTTCTTTTGATTTATAGTTGTTATCGTTATATACTTTCTCCATTTCGCGGAAAAGACGTTTGTAAACCTCCGGAAGTGTGCCTTTCTCTTTTGTCTCACGTAGGGAAGCAAACAGCACGTAACGGGGGTCTGCACCCAGCATCTTACCCACGTCCATTACCAGCGGACCGACGGCTTTCTCTGCATTGGGATAGCGTGCAATGTCGCCCATTGCCTCCAGTTCCAGCAATCGGTTGATACCTACACCGGTCATGGACGCAAACTTTTCGCGGGTATATCCGTGCATCTCATACATGGCACGCACGCCCTGACCGAGGTTGAGTTCGTAGCGGCATCCGTCTTTCAGTGCAAGCTGACTCACTTTGACCGTTTTCAGCATACGGAGTGTGCGCGCCATTACGTCGGCATCCGCACGCGCTATGTATTCTGCCATAGCCTTCTTTGTGCCAAACACGTTGTACAGATAGCGTAGGGTAAGCATACTCAGTGTGCCGTGATTGCGGTAGACTTCCTGACGAAGCTTTCTGAGAGTAATGGATTCGTTTGTTTCAGGTACTGTGCGGATATGGTCTTCCAGACAGAGGTGACGGAACTTGTCAATCACGCTTTCGCCTTCTGCCTTTGCATCGGGCAGCATTTCCATGACATCGTACACCTCATAGTCGTCCGATTCAGGAAGAGGGATCGAAGCGATTTCATTCAGCAGCATACGCACGTTGTTCTTAGTGCCCATGCGTGCCATCAGTGTGCGGTAGTCTTGAAAGCAGAGCCCTTCTCCGGCCATCTTCATGCGCAGACTGGCGATGACGTATTCTATAAACTCTACCTGTAGCGAAACGATTCCGCTCTCCACCAGTTTCAGTAGGTCGTCTTTCACCAGCTCCATCTGGAACTGTGCGGTCAAGGTGCGCACATCCGTTCCCTCCTTATCGGGTATTTCAATGTTTCCCACCATTTCACGCAGCATATCTTTCACCGCAGCCATCATCTTTTCATTGTGCTGGCTTTTCTGCCGGTTCACCTTCCCTACTCCGTTGAGCAGTCCGTCCACCTTCCGGCACATGCAGTCGTAGAACTCGATTCCGGTGGTACACATCATGGCCACCATCTCCATGTTCGATACAAGGTCGCTCTGGCGCACGTTGCACTTGTCGAGTGCATTTTTGGTAGCAAAATAAATGAGGTTGATTTTTTCTCCGTAGGTCTTCCAGAATATGTTCTGAAGCTTCTGTGTCAGTGTGCCGCCCCCCCTAATAAAACTTCCTGAAAGCCCGGGGTGGATGGTTTCTGTAAAGGTACGCACCTGCATGGCATCGTGCGCATTGCATCGCTTCATAAGGTCACTAGACAGATTTACCAGTTCGTTGGCCCTGCGCTTCATGTTGTGACGCATCAGTCCGTGTTCCTTCAGGCAGGAAACCACTTCGTAGATGTATTTCTGAGTGATATTGGTCATCATGATTTCCACCATGAGCAGGTGGGCGTTCAGAATGTCTGCACTGGCCATGCGCTGCTGTGCAGTGTAGCGGTCAAACCGGTTTCGTTTGACGGGAATCATGGATTTCGGACGGCTTATAGAAGCCGTAAGCCCTATTTCAGAGCTTTTCCCCTTCATGGGTGAAATGGTGGAGGGAGCCTGCAAGAAAGGATTGTTTCCCAGATTCCCTGCCGGGTTTGTAAATTCGTTCATATCGCTAAATGATTAATCTGTTCGTATTAGAAAGGAAGATCATCCTTTTCGTCAGTCATGTTAAGCGTTCCCTGCGTAGGCTGCTGTGGGGCCGCTTGTGCCGGCTGAGATGGTGCAGGAGCAGAATCCGGTGCTGACTGACTCCCGAAATCGTCGGGCGAAGTAGGAAGCGGAGCAGACGATGATTCTGCCTTCCGCCCTAGCAGACGGAAGTCGCGTGCCCATATTTCGGACACATAGCGTTTTTCTCCGGTTCCTTCTGCCTCGTAGCTTCGTGTGCGGAACTCTCCTTCCACATACACCTGCGAACCTTTGCGGGCCAGCTGGCTGATTATTTCGGCCAGATTGTCCCAGGCCACAATGGGAATCCATTCCGTATATTCCTTTGTCTCTCCATTTTCCTTGTTTTTCACTTTCCGGCTGCAGGCGATGGAGAAACTTGCTACCTTGTGTCCGCTTTCCAGCACTTTATAATCGGGGTCTTTCCCCAGATTACCGATGAATGTACATTTGTTAATCATATCGTTTCTTTTAAGATTTAGTCCCGCGCCGGGGAGTCGAACCCCTGAAATGTGAATTTGTCAAAACTTTAAAACTAAACATTATGGAAAACGTGCGCCGACGCACTTCACGCGGGAGCCATTTTATTCAACTTGGCTATTTAGATAGTTATTTCGTGAGTTTAAGAAATTCAGGAACAACACCGTATAATGGTGTCTTACCGTCCCATTTTTCAATAAACTGCTTTTGAAGAATTTCTTTAGTTAAACCACGGCTTTGAATCAAAAGCTGTTCTGTACGAAGTTGTTCCAGTTCGTTACGCTTTTTTTGTTCTTCAATTTGCTGGTCAAGAACGGAAATATTGGTATTTACTTCGTTACGACTGTCTATCTTTTCTCTTACTTTATTTGAAAATTCAAGCTGAGCAGAGAAGCTTCTCAATTCAAGACCTCTATCATTAAATTCTTTCCTTACTATTTGTTCCAGATTTTTTTCAAAAGCAAGAGAACCTCCGTCTGCCATCAGACTATCTGTCTTATATTTTCTGCTTTCTTCTTTTATCAGGTCATACATTCGTGGCTCAAGTATATTATCTTCAAGTGAAGTCATAAAATCGTTTCCTCCACCGATATGCTTGTTGTCGAATACTACATCTACCGCACGGCTCTTAACAACCTTATATGAATATACCGGACATGCTGTAAACTCTGTGTTGTCCGCAGCTTTTAAAATAACCGGCTCTTGGAAACCTCCACGTTGGTCGAACAGCGGAACTTGAAAAAGTTCTGTACCAGGTTCCCATACAGATACTTTACCCGATACAATCTTGAAGTCTTCTTTCCCATTTTTACCGTAGTTTTCCATTAATACACCTGCATAGTTAGGTGCTACACGAGAACATGCGGAGAATAATACTATTCCTATTACCGCAATAATTAAATTAATCGTTTTTTTCATAAGTTTTTTTGATGTGTTTATAGATTAAATAAATAGATGCTAGCAGAGTCACGCATATAACTGCAATGCCAAGCCAAGCTGATACATGATTGAAAATCCGGTTCCCGATAAACAGGCCGGAAGCTATGCAAATTGCTTTTATAATTGCTTTCTGCTTACTTGTAAGTTTGATTTTTGTTTTTCCCATTTTATTTGCATTTCATTACATCACAAAAATTTTCGCTGTACAAATTGTCTTCCCCAGGATTTCCCTGAAACCATATCTGAATACCCAGGAATTTCGCTACCCTGAACTCGATTCTTGCTCCACGGCTTGACTTCCAGTTCTGCTGCAGGTAGATGTGACCGCAACGGGAAAGCAGCAGAATGTCCCACACCATGTGCATCCAGTACGGGCGCGATGGTTTCAGTCCGAGAATGATAGGATTCACGGGAGTAAAACCCATCTCGGCAATCTCCTGATCTGCATTATCAAAGTTCTTGTATGCCTGCAGGTAGGAAAGACCGCCTATTTTACCGGAGTTATAGCATTTTATGTTTTTCTTTGCCATGTATTTCAGGTTTTACAAAGGGCTCCGCACGGATGCGGAACCCTGAATTTACAAATACCTTTTATCACCCAACATGTCATTGTATGACATGGCAAATGTAACAATTTTAAACCGAAATCGCATTAAAATTGTTGCTAAAATTCATAAAACATCCGATAATATATGGATTCTTGCTGATGTAACAGATGCAATACGCTGAGTAAGTGATAGATAAATGCCGTCTTTGTCTTTTATGGTAAGAACGACGCTTCGTTCTACTCCTTTTTTGGCATTCCGGATAGATATTTCGGGCTCTTTTCCTGCTTCAATCCACTCCATGAGTGCGGCCGCTGTGTACGACTGTTCGAAGCATAGAACGTATGTCCGGTTGGCGAGTGTTAGCATAGAGTAAGGTTTACCAGTTCAATAATGAAAAACGTCTGGAATGTTTGGGATGCAGCATTTCCATTTTCCGCAGTCGTTCGTCGTCAATCACCACATTCGGAACATCGCACGAGTCGCAGGATGGTTTCATCACACGCACAATACCGAGCGCGACGGCCATCACCAGCAGGCGCTCGGCTGAATCGAGCGTGGCCCCTTCGTATCGGCTTCCGTGACCGCGTGCCAGAATCCATGGAGCGCCTTCCGGACGATTGCTGTAACGCATCACGCGAGGAAGACCCTTCACAGCCGAAAGCACAAACATATATTTTTCTTCCAGCCGGCTACGGCAAAAGGTATGCGCACCTTCCGTAAGTCCCGGAACGGTTACGGTTTCTCCGCATCGCTCGTTTGTGCGGTAGGTGGCATACTGGTATATGTGGTTTATTGTGTCGGTGGTGACGTTCATAATCCTATCTCACTACAAGATTATTCTTTTCAACTAGATACATACAGTTTATTTGAGCCAGGCAGTCGGCCAGCGGAGTGTGTCTGTCCGCCACCTTCGGAGGAAGAAGACCTGCACTATCCAGAGCATCCATGTACGGACGAACATCGCGCACTTTCCGGAAGTTCCACGGAAGCACTTCTTCGTCGCATCTGTACACGTTCAAGTTATACCATGAATACATGGTACGAAGCATAGCCACGTCGAAATCTAACTGCAGGCACCATAGGGTGAAATCGTCATTGTCGTCCACATCGGCCAGGAATTCCACAAATTCTTCAAAAAAATCTACCAGAGGTGTTTCTGCTCCTTCTACAAAATCTCGTCGTGCTTCGTCCGACTGCATCATCCACCATTTCAGTGTAGATGCTTCTACCTTAAAACCGTATCGGATAGAATCGGTAAGGTCTATTTTCCACACCTTCTGTCGTCCGGTTTCACCCGTTTGCGGGTCAAACTCTACGGCAGCCACCGAACGGACCACGCTTCCAGGTGTCCTTCCCAGTGTTTCCGTATCTATCATTACATGCTTGAATTTCTTATCTCCCATAATCTTTCATTTATGTTGAATCAATCCGTCTTTACCCACACGGCGTTTCTGGTCTTCCGTAGCTTTTTCTTTCGGAAATCTTCCGTGCCATTTTCCTGGAATATATCTTGCGTGATTTCCGGTTTCGTCAAACTCTATTTTACAGCATTCCGAACAAAGCGGTTTCCATTTGTACGGCAGAAGACTTTCGTCCCATTCTGCATCTGGCGCAAGTCTTGTCACAATGCTCCAGTATTCCGAAGTGGCGGTGTTGTCCACGCACCCGCATTTTGCACAAATAAAACATCCCATGTCAATCCTCCATCATTTGTTTTATCATTTTCAATAGTTCTTTAAATGCAGAAACAGTTATTCCTATTGCAAAAAGAATACTCCATCCAAAAGCTACACTTAATGTTGTAAAAACTATTCAAATTATTAAAATCTATTCTGTTTTTTGCATAAGTCACGCAACC